CACTGGAGCCGTTGATCCCGTCAGCGGCTCCAGCAGGACGGAACCTGGCCAGGCCTGGCCGGATTTAATCACGCCACCCATGCCGTACATCGGCGGGGAAACTATTGGCTCTGCGGCCGTGGCCGTCAGGGCTGTTGCGAATAGGACCATCAGTGCGAGGGCGATCAGTTTCATATTTTGTATTCCTCCATGTCGGTTGTGGTGTCGGCCGGCAGGCCCCGTCAGGCCCCGTCAGGCCCCTATTTTAGCTATGCAATGCCCCGGATCAATCCTCTCGAGCATCCAGTCGATCGATGCCGCCAGAGGATGTCGCCAAAACGGCAAGCGAACTCGGTTCAGGGCGGCGATAACGGGCCGGCCATAGAGGATGCCGGGCATGATGGTGCCGTCGTCGAAACATACGTCGTCCCGCGTGATGATCCCGCGCCTTAGTGCCCTTTTGACCCGCTTAACGCCGATTCGGTGGCTGATAGTGCGGTCGACGTCAGCGCCAGGGATCAGGCTGCCGGCGAACTGATCGAGGCCGATCAGTGGCCCGAGCCAGTAAGGGATGCGTTTGCCGTTGTGAATCGAGTACCATTTCATCCGTTGACCTCGTTAGAGTTGTTTTCCGCCCTTGATTTTGTCGACAGTTCGTGACGCCGAATATCCGACATAGCCGACACCGAACAGGGTGTATAGAGTATCGGGAATCGCAGCCAGCCAAGCCTTAAACCCCGCCGCCACCGACAGGGCCAGCTCAGGCTGAAAAGCGTGCAGGAACCCCATGGGGATGCCGGCCAAAATGCACGCATAGATAACGTACATGAACGAGGGCCGCGCCCTGCTAGTCCAAGGATCCGCGCTGTTCGCTTCGGCCAGAATAGCCGACATGCGAGTTTCCAGCTCCTTCAACTGTCCGTCCTGCTGCATCTGCAGCAGTTCGCCCTTGGCTTTCTGCGCGGCTACCGGATCTGGTATAAACTTATCGATAAGCTTCGTCCCAATGCTCAGGATGCCGTCCACTATCGGCACTACCATTTCGGTCCCCCTTTCGGTTCGGCCCACACCAGCAGCCCGTCAACAATCGCCAGTGCCATGCGGTTTTGAGTATCTTCGTCTGCCAGCCAGTGCGATTCCTCTGCGTTGCTGAGGAAGCCCATTTCGACTAGCACGGCAGGACAATCGGTGTGCTTCAAAACATACAGGCTGCCCTCTTTGTCTGGATCGCCGTCTGAATGATCCGAGCGATACCGACGGCCCGGGAAGTGGCCCTTGAGAGCCCCGAACAGTTCCCTTGCAAGCGGGTCTGCAGCCGTATCGCCGGGAGAAGTCCAGACCTCGATGCCCCGAGCCTGCCGGTTGAATGCGGCGTTACAGTGCAGGCTGATAAAGCAATCGGGCTGCATTGTCTGTTCGACCAGGCAGCGAGCTTTAAGCGTCGGGTAGCTGTCACCCGTGCGGGTCAACTGCGAGTTGTGCCCAAGGATCTGCAGGATGCCATTGACCTTGAGGCCGACGGCCGACACGATATCTGCCTCGCGTAAGCCGCCTGCGGATATGGCGCCGGGGTCTTTCCCTCCGTGGCCTGGGTCGATTAATACCGTGAGTTGTTTCATGGTCTGCCTTTACTCAGGGGGTGCCGCGCCATTTTTGCGATATCATGGGCGGGAACGCCGGCCTTGATTGCCAGTTCGACCACCAGCGTCCTTATTTCGTCCACCGCACGCCGCGTTTCGCAGTCCTTGCACGCATCCTCGGTGCGATATTTTGTGCCGACTGTTTTCTGCAAGAACGCCGGGATGACCCACGCGATAACGCCACCGACGACCATGCCGATAAACGCACCCTGTGCCACACCTCCACCCGCTACCATGTTACAGCCTCAACGGCTGCGGCATCGGCTGCGGCATCAATTTCGGCCTTACGCTGCCAGCTCTGCTGGTAGCACGCATTCACATGGGCCAGCACTGTGCCGGCAATGGCAGTCAGCCCTGCTGCGTCCATCGGCACGTCCTGATTGTCGGTGGTTCGCCAGGTGAACCCGGCCGGGAGCGGCACGCCGGCCGTCACAGCGGCCAGGGTGCCGGTGATATTTTCTCGTGCCTGCTTGTCGGTCTGCCAGCTGTGCCCGCCGCATTCGATGCCGGCATCGATTGCCACGTCGCGCGCGGCGTTGACTTCGGCATTTTTGGCGGATTTGAGGTCGTCGAGCGTCGGACCTGGCGGCGCGTATTCGATCGGCACGCCGTTTTCGATACGCAGGCGGCCTTGGCAGGATAGCTGCCACTGTTCGTCGGTGACCGGAACGGCGCCTGCGGGAATCTCCGCATGTATCCCATCGTCATAATGCCCGGTAATGTTGCAGCCTGGCAGTTCAGGGGCGTAGGTTGCGTATTTCACTGGAACCTCCTTGTTAGTACCCGATCGTAAAAACATGGACGGGCCAGGTTTTTGTCTCATTGTCAGTGTCGAGGCCTATCGTTGCCCCCGTGACTGTGGGATTGATGAAGAAAGGAGCAATATTCCCTAAAACCCCTGTCCCGTCAGACGACTGGTCTGCCGTCACTTGCACATCCCTAATGGCATTAGGAAACGCGACTGGCCACGTAACACTGTCTGCCGGTGCAGTGGTCCCAACGCTGGTAACATTGACGGTCAGCCACTGGAGAATCAGTCCACCGGGCAGCTTTGCATACCCCGCCGCGGCCGTTGAAATGTTCCCGGCGAAACCGGCCGGGGTGAGGGCTTTATCCGAGAGTGCCCCGGCAAACGTCTCGGCAACGCTGGCGAATGCAACCGTCGCGATGGCCTGAATCGCGGCCAGCAGCTGGCCGTTGTCGGCCTTGTCCAACGCTTCGTTATTCTCAATGACTGCCGCGATCTCCTCCTGCACGGCATTCAGCCAGCCGTCCGTCACCGTCGTGGCCGGAACACCACCTGCGGGATCCCCTTCGGTGAACAGTTCGCCGGCTGTGGCCCCTGCCCCGTCTATTCTGTGCATTCGCTACCTCCTCACGGCGCCTTAGCCGCCGTAACCGAAAATTAAAACAGTGTGAGCCGGCTTGACGCGACTGATGGCGCATTCAAGGAGGGCGTTGCCCCAAGTCTGCAGGGCCTCGCCAGCAGACGCCCCAGCAATAAACGCCCGAACAGTTGTCTCGGGTGCATTGACCCGCCATGCGTGCAGCCAGTCGCCGCCAGTCAGCTCGTCGCCTGCGGAGCTCCCGACCTGAAACGGGGAAAATTCGGTGATCGTCACCGAGTACCCGAGCGAGGCGGCTAGATCAATGAAGTACTGCCTGCTTTGCGCCCCGACAGTGGCCAACCGCATCACTAGGGCGGCCCGGCGCTGCTCGATTGTCTCCAGCGGCCCGGTGCATTCGCCCGGCAACCCTGCCACCGCTTCCCATCTGTCGAGCAGTTCAAGGGTTGTGTCTGGCAGGGCCTCGTTGATCAGGTCGTCACCACGGGCGTCGAGCCTGCTGAGTTCAACGGCCATACCAGCGAGTAACTGCGTCAGCTTGGCCGCGCTGTCTCTGGTCCATGCCGCGCCACGGGGCAGCAACCCCTGCAGCATTCGAGTGTATTGGTCGGCTGATCTACTCATGACCTATCCCCATGTGATTGTCCCTATGACGGCAATCTCGCCAGCGCTGTGCGTTACGTTCGCGGCAGGGCTGGTGAGCGTGTTGTCCGTCTCGCCGGTCGCAATAGATATCGCCTCGCGGATGTGCGACAGCAGAATCGTCCCTGAACCGGAGCCATCCTCGGGCTCGGCCTCACGAACCAGCAGATCTTCGATCTCGGCCTGCACTGCCGCCTGTGCGACTGAGGTGTTCGGGGTGAGGGTAATACTGAGATCGAGAGAGACAGGAGTCGGGGCAAAAACAGTCACGGCAGCGGTTACCGGGCGCACTGCGTCGATGTATGCCTGCACCGTGGCGATTTCTGCAGCGTCAGGGATCATCGAGGCATCAAGGTCTCGGACGAAACAGACACCAACGGTGCCGGCGCCCAGCCAGAGCGGATAACACCAGGCCCGGGTCACGCCTGCGGTTTCAAGCGCCCATGCGACATAGTCGAAATCGGCCCCACCGTGAGGGGGCTCTTGGATGCGAGTGAGCAGCCTGGCCCGTAGGCCTACGTCCGATTCTTGGTCTGCACCTTCGGTGAGTGCCGAGGCGGTGGCTATCGAGGTGACGCCAGAGACAGTGCTGGTCAACGAAAGGGGCTCGCCTGCATCGGCGTTTCCGTTTTCACCTGCAACGGATGCAGTGATCTGGACCGTAGCTGCCCCGCTGGCGATGGTGCCGTCGGCATCGGTCGTGTAGATTGTTTCGTCAGATCGCTGCAACTCTGTGCCTGCCGGAATAACCGAGCCATCTGCCCCGGCGAACGCGACCGACCCTGTAGCGTAGGTTGCTGCGTTGCGGGTGATTTTCCAGATCCGCGCCCAGCGGTTCAGGTATTCGGTCTCTGCAGTGTCAGGCAGGATCTGCCGAGACAGCCACGTCAAATAACCGTAGAGCTCATGGCAGGCACCAGCTAAAACGCGAGCCAAAACGCCAAGCACTGACCTGCGCAGGACGGAGGTAATGCCGTCGATCCGACTGACCATGTCGGCCTTGGTGCGGTCAATCAGGTCCGTTAATGTTGGGCGTTGCCATGCCATAGTGTGCCTATAGTGTTATGCCGCCCGTAGTTCTTGAGCGGTCCAGTTGTAATCGTATCGATACGTTATGGCCGGTTGCTTCGGTCTGGTGATCTCGACCCGTAGGGCCAGCCAGTCGTTCCCCGGTTGACCGATCCGTTCGGCGGTAACGGTTACGGATTCAGCGATACGGTCAGAGACCAGCCAGGCAAGCGCCTGCTCTGCGTATTGCTTCGCCCTGACCAGCACAGACGACAGGGTTTTCTCTCGGCCAAGCAACCAAAGCAGCGAACCGGTTCCCGGGTCGCCCTGTCCACTTGTCAGCCCGTCCAGAGTGGCATCCATCCAGCAACCTCGCCGGTCGGTCTCGCCGAGTGGCAGAGGATCCGTGCTGGCAGCCCGTCTATCGGTGAGCAGCGATATCAGTACGGCTGTTTCCAGCCCGTCCTCGGAGAGCAGGTCGCCACCAGATATGAATAGGTCGAACATTCCGTCAGATGTTTGCTGCATCGCTATGCTCATACTGTGGCTGCTCCGCTCACATATTGTGAACCGCTGGACGCAAAAACGCCTGCGGGGTTACACCATCTGCTGGTCAGGCTCGTCGGTCGGACCGCCGTTGTCGTTTTCATCGTGGGTGTGGTCGTTGTACTTGGTCCGCATATTAGCCATCGATAGGCCGTCAGTCGCACACCTGTCGGTAATTTCGCCGGTTACGCGCAGGTTTCCGTTGATCTTAGTCAGGGTGGCCCCGGTTATCTCGATAGTGTTGTCATCAAGCAGTGTTATTTTAACGCCCTTGGCGTTGTAGAGACACGATTCCCCTGGATTCAGGTGAGGCCGGTATCTCGGATCATCAACGGCAACGGCAATGCCATGGCCACGATCACCGCCGGGGAAAACCACAGCTGCCTCAGCGCCGGCCAGTGGCACAGCAGAGAGACCGAAAGGCTGAAAGTACTGAACCCTGCCACGTAGTTCGCCGGCCAAAAGTGAAACCTGCAGTTCCTGTATGCCAGGCGCGTCAGAAACGGCACGCACAACGGCTCTGCCGATTGATAGCATGATGCGGTGGTGCAATGGGCGCAGCATTCTGCGGATAGCGGAAAGGGTATCCATTGGGGCTATTGTCGGCTGGCGGGTTGGGTTTTTCAACCCCTTGGGGGAATGGTCGCTTGCCTTTGGGCGCTCGCTGCTGTATTAAATAGTGCTAAATTAGAGCAAGCAAAATTCACGGACAGGGAGGGACACCATGCACATCTCGGTTAAGACAAAAAGCAGCGACCCTGGCAAATATTACGTGGTTGACTTCATCAAGAAGAACGGCCTGCTGCGAGTGGCGTGCAGCTGCAGGGCTGGGGAGCTTGGCCAGATGTGCAAGCACAAAGCTGCCCTCTTGCGTGGTGATGCGTCTATGCTGTTTGACCCGGGCGATGATGTTGATTTGTTGCAGGCGTGGCAAGCCGTCAATGAGACAGTCATCCCGACAAAACTGGCAGAACTAGACCGTTCTCTGGCAAAAATAGAAAAGGAAAAAAAGAGACTGAGCGCTGACAGTAAGGGACTCAAAAAGGAATTTGCCCAACTACTATATGGCGCGCCACCGGTCTGATCGCCTCCCATACTGCGGGTTGTTGTTCTGGTGGTAGGCGGATGTGAGGCGGATGTGAGGCGGATGAGCGGGCGGGCTTGGGATTCGGAGGCTGGGACGACACCAATTGGTGCCAAGTTGTGACCACATAAAAAGAAAAAGGCCCCGGCTGTCCAGGGCCCTTCGGACTAACTCCGCATATAAGGAGCTAACAATTTATCCGTTATGATTCTTTTTGCTATTACCTCTTGTGATACCTCAAAAATAGGCGCCAGGGCTTCGGAAATCATATCCATCGCGACGTTGACAAGCTCAGGATGTTTGTCAATAGGCCCCCAAGAACCCTCGATTTTCCGCTCTACTTCACCGAAATGATTTAAAAAAGCGGTTCGCAGTTCTTGCCGTGGCGCCAGCAGGAAAGCGCCAAACTGTGGCCCTTGTCGCTCCAAGGCTTTGTACGTGTAAGGATCCAATTCCTCGAGAAACTGTTTCCAGTCCGCCACGCAGCCAAACTGAACATCATCAAAAAGATGCTTATGCAACTCAAAATGGCCAAGTTCATGCGCAATAGTGAAGCGGAACCGGTTTACTCGCTGCTTGAAAATATAGTCATCTACATAAATTGATTTCAAGTCAGAGCTTAAATGCCCTTCAACCTCAAAATGCTCTTGTAATCCTGGGATAGTGACGATTTCGAGGCCAAGATCTCTTTCAGCGATAAGATCTATAGGCACAGGAAGAGATCTGCCTGGATGATAGTGGTCTAAAAATACATCAGCTGCATTACATATTTCATCATCACTCAACCACTTTATTTCCACTAAGCCCTCCGAATCAGCTCTGCAAGAGTGTCAAGTTTTTCGGAGTCCACCTTCCCTCCGCGCAACGTACGGAATACGATCGGCAGCTTTTTAACCAGCTCTGCGTCTGACAAAAGGTACGATGGGAGTTCCCCATTGCAGCAGGCAGCTAGATCAAAGTATTGATACCAATCCTCAGAATCTTCTTCAATATCGAGACATTTTGCAAGATTTTCTAAGCGGTCTCTCGACTGCGGAACTTTGTACAAACCCCTTTCCAACTTACTGATGTTGCCAGGATCTAGCCCATGTTCGGTACAAAACCCTCGTAGAGACATTCCTTGTTTAAGTCTAAAGTTTTTTACAAATTCTCCAAAATTCAGCAATGCGTCCCTTCTTACTTTTTCCTCCATGTCTGCCCCCTCGTTTTCCCTCCTGAATGGTTGTTTCTCATTCCAATCACAAGCAAAACATAGCAACGTCGTCGGACAGACAATCTTCCTGTCAAGCCGACCAACATATGATGTTGCGTTAGTGTTGGCAAGCCACACCAACGCTCTGTTGGTGAACTCTACCAACACCATGGGTGCATTTCAAGTAAAAACTGGAAACATTATCATTTTTCCCTTTTAGCGATTGCTCTGCCAGCGGAGCCCAAACCTGTCCATAGATTCCGGCACAGACAACCTCTCCATCACTCCCACTTCGGCTTCTTGCCGCCGTCATACGGTTTCGCCAGACCCATGGCGATCAGCTCTTTTCCCAGGTCACGACCGTCCACGTAAACGTCGGCAACAATCCGGAAATATTTCCCGCGCCGCATGTTCCGCAGGACGATCTCGCTCCCCTCGCGCAGCCTCTGCACTGTGTATTGCTTCGCCTTCCGCGCCAGGGATTTTATCTCCGGTCTATTGTCCCTCATTTCCGGCGTGTCTATGCCGTTGATGCGGATGCCGATTCGCTCACCAGAAATGGCAGGATAACCCTGGATGTTGCAGCGGAACGTGTCCCCATCATAGATGCTGGTCACTTCGGAAACAACGGCATCGCCATACATCTTTGGGGCTGCCAGGGCGGCTGTAGAGAAAAACAGGGCAGCGAAAAGAACCAACAACCGGACGGGCTTCATTGACGACCTCCTTGCGAAATCATGGCGGGCAGTGTATTAGTTAGCACTAAATTATTCTTCTGTCGAGGTCCCAATGGATATTAAATCAATCGTTGAGCAGAGCGACACAACCGCTGGCAAGGTTTTTGACCTGACAATTCAGGCTCTTATCGTCGTTTCGCTGGTTTCGTTTTCGATCGAAACCCTCCCGGACCTATCCGAAGGCACCCGTCGTCTCCTGCGTCTCATCGAAGTTGGCACCGTGGCTCTTTTTACCGCTGAATATCTCGTGCGACTCGTCGTGTCGGACCGGCCACTGTTGTTCGTTTTTAGCTGGCTTGGGGCCATTGACCTCCTGGCTATAGTGCCTTTTTACCTGTCTACAGGAATTGACTTGCGGGCAATCCGGGCTGCTCGGCTATTACGCTTGGTGCGTGCAATCAAGCTGCTACGATACAGCCAAGCGATTAGAAGGTTTCACAGGGCGCTAGTGATCGCCAAAGAGGAGATGGTCCTGTTTTTCGGTCTGACATTGTTTGTCTTATATTTTGCGGCTGTAGGAATATATTTTTTTGAGCATGATGCGCAGCCCGAAGCGTTCTCTTCCGTTTTTAACAGTCTGTGGTGGGCTGTCACTACACTCACAACAGTTGGGTACGGAGACTCTTACCCTGTGACGGTCGGCGGCAGGATTTTCACTTTCTGCATTCTTATGGTTGGCCTTGGAGTCGTCGCGGTTCCAACGGGGCTGCTTTCATCTGCATTGTCGAAAGCGAGGGACGAAGAGAGCGAAACGGAAGGGGATCGATGAATAAGCTATATGGCAAAAGAGGCCCAGAGCGCTGTCACGGTTCCAAAGGAGACCGCCCTGCCCTCACGGCACAGGGACGCTCCAGGCCAGTCGTAGGCCTGGAATAGTGCGCACTGGAAAAACCCGTCTCCGGGCGCACTTCAGCGCGCCCCCTCGAATATCGCGAGCGGACGGCTCCTTTGGAATTTTGACCCTTAAATATTAACGGTGGCTCAATAGAAAGTCAAGGCAATATAAATGCCTGAAATCATTGAGCCGATACGAGTGCAGCAGAATCGTTACCCAACATCACCCCACGGGTCCGCCGCCACTGGTTTCTCAGGCTCAGGCAAAAACGCATCTTTCCGGCGCAGCGTCAGCTCGGTCTGCATGCCACCGGATTCGTCTAGGGAATGGGTCAGTTCAGAGATCAGCAGGTCACCGGACACCCGCAGGTACGGCAGATCAACAGATACGAGCGAATTCACCGGCCACAACTCACCATTCCCCTGCCGCCACCCTTGGACCGTAACGGATACGGTGACAGATCGGGCCGCCCTGACTGTGGCCTCCCATTGGGCACGCTTTCTGGCTGACGCGATGTCAACGGCAGACTCGGCAAGGATGATCAGCGTGCGGCCGGCTGTTGCCCCTGCATCTGTGGCTCTGGCCTCGACTGCCGAGGCCTGTTCGGCGTCGAGAAAATCGCTTGACGGTTGACTGCCCCGCACGATGTATTTCCGATATCGGTCGGTGGTGTCGTTGGTCAGGGCCGCCGATTTGACATTTTCGCCCTGCACCAATGCTGTGCTGCACCTGGTCTTTCCAGTTGAGGTGAGAACCAGCCCCCCCTGCCCGTCTGCCACTGGCAGCACGCCTCGCAACCTGCAGGCCCGGTCGAGTGCCTCGAACGCGGTTTCGCCTGGTTGAAGCTTGAACGTCTCAAAGGCTGCGCCAATATCCGTGGCGGTCGTTACAGTAACACCGAAGGGCTTGGCCAGAATCGCTGCAAGTCGGTTCAGTCGGATGCCGGACCATTCGCCAGGGCTGTGGTTCGCGGAGCAGTCCACCATCTGCCCGGTGCGGTCCCTGCCAGTAACGGCGCTCTCATGGTTCGCAGAGTCGAACCGCGGGGCAGCCATATCAACCAAGCCGGTCAACACGGTTTCCCCGCCGATAGAAAAGGAGCACTCAGCCCCTGGCGGTATCGGCCAGGCAGACTGCTGGCCGGGCCAGCGGTCGGTAAGCGACAGCCGGAAGCGTCCGGCGATGGACTCAATGGACCGGGTCACGGACACGGAGGTCCAGCCGGCATATTCACGACCTCCAACGACCAGCTTGACGGCATCAGACATTTACGACCTCACTCATCACCTGGAGCGGATCGCCACCGGGTACGAACCCGGGATGACGCACCACGTTGCGAGATACGATGTCGGCAGAGCTATCGATCTCCCCGTATAGCCTCCACGATATCGCCAATGACGGCCCGGTCGCAGGGGGCGTGTATTCGATGACGCGGGACAGGTCGGCGGCGCGGCCGGTCAAGTCTTGCACCACGGCCGCCCTTAGCGACTGCAATTCTCGATACATATCGTCGCCTGCTGTCTCTGACAGATCATCCAACAGGTCGGCCATGACCGTCCGGTCCGCGATGGCGTCATCGTAGCTGTTATAAACGGTGGCTGCCGTGGCGTTTGCTGCGGCCGCAGCTGCTACCTTCCGGACATAATCAACCATTGCCGTCTGGTTGTCGAACTGCTGTTGTCTGCTGGCGGTGGTGGTCGGGACTGAGGCCAAGCCGCTGCCAAACTCGGCCAGGCTGACCAGCTCGGAAAACGTGTCGCCCAGGCCGACGGCGTCGGCTATTTTATCGGCGATGCTGGATACATTGAGCGACGACCCACCGGCCAGGTCTTGCAGGTCGGATAGTTTTGTCTGGAATTCGGACAGGGCGGACAGGCTCGGCAGGGTATCACCTATAGAGGTCTTGGCCTTGGCTGTAAGGTCGGACACGGCGTCGGTCACGAATGAGGGCAGGCCGTCAACGGACACGGTGTCAGTCACGGAGGTTTTGGCTGCTGTTATTACTGACTCTGCCGCCAGGTTGGTTGCCTGCTGTGTCTTTACCGACGACGATGGACAGGACGCCTCCCCGGCCTCGACAAACGACATTGAAATGGTGGCCATGCCGCCGTTGGCTGAGGATTCCTGCACACGGATATCGGTACAGACAACGAGTTTTCTGCCGTGGTATGGGTGCACCAGTTCGCCGGGCCCTGCCTGTTCGCACGCGTCCAGCAGGGCATCGCGGCCGACCATATAGTCAATACCGACGATGTGCCCCTCGACCATATATTCACGGGCCTTGCGTCCCATGTCTTCAAGATATGGCAGGTCGCGCTGCGGATATCCGTGTCGGGCGGTTCTGCGGCCAGCCCCCAGGTCGGAGGTAGCGACGTTAAAGCTGACGCCTCGGAATGATGCCGGTTGTAGTTTTTCGCGCCAGGACATAATCCTCCGTTACTGTGTCGCCATGGCGTAGCCCATGGACATTTTCAATAGGTCATTATCGTAGTCGCCACCCAACCTGGTTCCTTTCGGCGCATTTTCGAACCGAACTAGCACCTCTGACTTCTGAGCATGCTGGTCACGCTGTCGTTGAAAATCCTTGTTGTGCGTGGCGTCGTAGATCATCGAGCCGAGCCAGCCGTCACCTTTGTGTTTGCCGTCGGTCATCTTCCCCGACAGAGCGCCCATGCCTTTGTTGAGTCCCCACCCGACTGCGTAACCCCCTGCGCCTGCGAGTCCGACCAGGCCTGCCTGTCCGGCGAGACCAGCACCCGCTCCCATCGATAGCCCGCTGGCCGTTGACAGCATCGGAATAAGCTTCGACAACCCACTGATCGCCATGGGGATGGCTGTCGTTGAAAAACTGATCAGCGATGCGCCCATTTTCCCGATCGCGAATACCCACTTAACCGCCATCAGGGCAATGGCGCCTTTGACCAGGTTCTCATATCCACCGACAGCATTGGCGATCCGGTCGACCACCCTGGCAAGGGCTAGCAAGCCTTTGCCGAGGCCCATGGCAGCGCCGGTCAATTTCTCTAGTCTGGCCGGCAGCTTGGCGGCGAAGTCACGCGAGAACGCGGCAAACTTCCCTCGGTTGTTGACAATGAACTCGGTGAATCGTTTGGCCATGGCTGTGAACTGCGGCATAAGCTGGAAGCCGATGGTGTTCCGCAGGCCAGTCAGGGCCACCTTCATGTCTAGCTGCTGGTCGATAAACGCTTCGGATGCCTTGGCTGCATCATCGCCGATCGTACCACCAAGGCGGCGGTATTCTGCCCGCAGTTTGGCTATGCCTTCCGCACCCTCTGTCGCCAAGTTGGCCAATTGAACGCCAGACCTGCCGAAAGCAGCCGCAGCAAATGCCGCTCGCTTGGTCGGGTCTTCAATGCCGGCCATGTGGTTGAGCAGCGATTCCACCGCTTCGCCGGTGTCGGAAATGCCGATAACCTGTCTGGCATACGCCTTGTCCGTCTTGCTTAACAGGGTGTAGAGGGAGCCAGTGCCAGACTTTAACAGTCCGACGTTCTGGGCCGCCTTCAGCATTCCTGTAGCAAATGCCTGATTAGCGATGCCGGATCGGTCCGCAGCAAATTGCAGCTCCTGATACATCTGTGCGGACATGCCGATGGCTCTGGCGTTTTTCGCCAGGGTGTCCCCAACCTGCGCCGTCCGGTTGACCAGCGCATACAACCCAGCCCCGGCACCGACAGCAGCCCCGCCAAGAATCATGAACCGACGGGAGAGGGTCCCTGTCTGCGTTTTCAGATTCTTCCAGTTCTTGCCGACATTGGCCTCTTGATTCAACCGCATGAACCCGTTGCGCAGGCGCTTTGTAGACGCATTCACACGACCGAGCCCGGCGTTCATCTTGCTGAACGACTTCGAGAACTTGTCGACTACCTGGATTTTCGATGATATTGGGCTGAGGTTCGGCATTCAGTTCCCTTACGTTTTATTCGCCTGCTCGATCCAGAAGGCCAGATCGTCTGCTTCGAGCTCCCACAGTTCAGATGGAGGCCAGTGGAACGAGGCGGCCAGTAACCCTAGACCGTCGGCCCAGTTGTCGGGCCATCGGGCAAAAAACTTTCGACCACCTCAAGGGCCGCGAAGAGATCCACGATGTCGAGCTCGCCGATGACAGCAGGCGGCTGGCCGGTGATGCGACCGAGGATGGTCTGCATTTCGTCTTGGCCGAGGTGTTGCGGCAAGCCTCGCAGGTCTTTAGCCTTTGGACGCCGGTTGACAGCCAACTCCGTGATGGTTTCCTTGCCAAACTCAAAGGGGTGTTCCAAGGGGATTACTTTGATTGGTTCGCTCAATTTTGCTCCTTATTTGCGGCGCCACACTCGGTGCAGGCGCTTGGCTGTCCTTGCTCTGTGAGGTTTTCCGTTCCGCATGGCTGGCAGTCCCACGCGAACACTACGGACGGGCCGGATGGGACGGCACCGCCGCAGGCCGTGGCTAGGCAATCTTGATACTGCTGCCAGTTCGTCGGGCCGCTGGTCATCAGCTCACTTCATCCGCGCTCAAACCCTCAAACCGCACATCGATGTTGCCCTCTTCGGTGTTGCCGGTACCATCGCCTGCATACCAAGCATTCCGCAGGGTGATGACTTTGCCGTTTGCAAGCTCCAGGGTAGCGGTAGCGTCGTCAAGGTTGCACAATGCTGCTAGATCCAACCCGGCACGGTCGGTAATTTCACCCTCGATGAAAGGGACCTGCGGCGTCTCTTTGTAACCGTGAACTGAATCCGCACCGACGATGCCTTCGCGCTTCGGCTGGCCGAGGTTATAAGTGAAATTGCCCTTGGCGTCGTAGATTTCCCCGTTGACCTTGAGAAACAACACCCCACCACGTCTGTTCTGTCCTGCCATATTGTCCTCCGTTACGGGGCGACCTGAGCCGCCCCGCGTTACGTTCCGTTATCAACTACCCGTAGCCGTTACAGCAAGAACCCGATCTGCACACCACCAACGCGGAATTGATTAACCAAGTTCGGCGGCAGCATCCAGTCGAGGCGATTAGGATCGGACGGATTGCGCTCGACGATCAGGTCAGCCTTGAACTGGTCAACGTCTTCGACCAGCCCCAACTCTTCCCAGACCCTGAACCGGGCGATGGCCTCAGCCTTGCCGACCTTCGGAGTGATCACCGCCTGCCCTGCCCCGTACCGAGTGCCATCGTTGGCCAGCTTATGGCGCGGGTATCGATTCAGGATGTAGGTCCGGAAGTCGTACCGCAGATAGCTGAGGGTCAACGGGCTGTTAACGTCCAGATACGACTGGTCGTCGGCCCCGACAGCGTTGGTTTTGTAGGTGGTGATCAGGCGTTGGATGCGGCACACGCCATTGTCGTCGACCTGGAACGTTGAGATTCCATCGTAGAGCAGCAGATTGTTTTCCTGCAGGGTGAACCGGTCAGCCTCTGCCGGGGCCAGAACCCCAGCGATGGACAACGTCTGAAACGGCCTAGCCGGGTCAATGTTGCCGTAGTAGGCAGCCACCGCAGCGACTGCAGCGGCCATGACAAATGGCGGCGTCGGGCTGCCGTGGTTGTGCATGATGGACAGGTGCGGGCTGTTTTGACTGTCGCCCAAGGTGCCGAGTTCGGAGTGGGTACCGGAAGCCCCAGCGAAAGCCATGCCCTCGATCTGCCGCAGCGGTCCCCAGCGGTCAGCCAGTTCGGTTTTTAGTGCGGCCAATGCGCTGCTGTCGGTGTAGGCAAAGCCGACGATCTGATACCACTGGTCGCCCAGGTTGGTGATCAGGGTGTCGATGTCAGGGTTTGCCGAACCGCTGGCCATCGCAACGATGGCGCAGGTTGCACCAGCCGGCAGATCTTCGCCATCGTAGTAGTTGATCCGCACATCGATATCGTTGCCCGCTTCGCCTTTGTTCTTAGCGGTCAGGGTGATGACCCCGGCAGCGTTTGCAGCGGTGACCGGCAGGTCGGTTGCGGCGGTGATCGCGGCAACCAGGGCAGCAGCGATGGTGGTCGGGGTGTCAATGGTAGACACGGCGACTCGGACACGCTGACCGCCAACATAAAGCGCCAGGGTTCCGGCTGCGGTTGGTGCCCCGCCGATGGTGACGGTGCCGGTTGCTGCGACGGCGGCCCCATCGTCGGCCAAGGGCGCGGCATACATTTCGGTGAAATTGTTATTGGTCAACCAGGCGGCACACATCAGAGCCAGCTGCGAACCGGCACCGAACAGGGTCTTGGCCTGCGCTGCGCTGGTCACACGGACCGGGGTGTCGGCTACGGCAGTGCCTGCTGCGGTTTTCTGGCCGATAAGCAATCCGCGATAAGGCAGGGCGTTGGCACCGTACTGAGCGCGGGAGTTGTCAAACTCGACATAGCAAAACGGCACCCGAACATTCGTAGGCACCTCGTTGAAGGATATGGCCATGGGTTAAACCTCCGTTTTCTCTGGGGTGGCTTGCACCTCGACCACGTCGCCGGCTGCGATTCTTCGCCGCCAGTAGCTGGTCAGCTCGACAGTGGCCCCTGCCTCGGGCAGCAAGCCTCCGTCTGGGGTGCGGACTCTGAGCCCGGGTGCGGGCTTTATCTTCACGGTTTGCATGGTTCCTCCATGTGTTCCGGTTACTGTTGTGGCAGCGTGGTAGTGTCTGCTGCGTCGACCGTCCCGTCGACATTCTCGGCGGCAATGTCATAGTCCTGATGCCCAGTGACAAAGTCGTCCAGATACTGGCTCTCCGGCGCGTAGGTGTAATACTCGACGGCAAAGGCCATCCGTCCGGTCATGATGACTTCATCGCCCTCAATGTCGATGCCGAACGTGGTTCTGGTCAGGTAGCAGTCAGCGGCCATGCCACCAAGGGTGTCATCTGCGAAGAGGGCTTGCTCGACCTGATGCGCGATATCATCCATCAGGCCATCAAGTGTTGCCGCGCCAGCCAGTTCTTTGGCGCCTTGGTCGCTCTCGCCTTTGCGGGCAAACTCTACCGACAGAGATATGGTCCGCTTGAGCTCTCGCGGGGCCGTATCCTTGGCACCTGTCGCCTCTTCGTCCAGGGTGTAGACCAGGCCGGCTGGCAGCTCATTGGGCCAGATCCCGCGAGCCCTGCTAGGGTGCCACTTCTCCCCGCAGTCGGTCTGGGCGGCCCTGAGAATTTCCGTCACTTTGTGCCGGATCAGTTTTCTCTGGTGGTCGGCCATGGTTTAAACCTTATGCAGATAGAGGTCGCAGATCCCGTCTTCGTCGGCGTGTGGCATGTCTCGCATGCGATAAGTGACGCCTCGCACGGTAAGCCGGTCACCGCTCGCCCCACCAGTAGGGATGTCGGACAGGATGACGCAAGACAGCCGCGGCTGGGTCGACTGGACGACGACCCCGAGATCTTGGTCGACTTCCTCATAAGAGGATTCGAAGATGGCCCGGATGGTCACGGCCTCACCTGCTTCTGGGGTGTAGGTGATATCCTCCCCCCGTTTTTCTGCGAGGTCCCTGGCTGCTTTGACAAACGGCATGGCGGATGCTCCGAAAAGGGGGCCGGAATGCCCGGCCCCCTGCGTTTCAGGTCGTTACGTTACTAGGTCCGTTTGCCCTTGATCAGCGCCTTAGGTCGGGTGCAGATCGGCAGCGGGTTGGCTTGCACCTCGAGGTCTACGAACTTGTTGAAACGAGCGTCGGGTGCCTGCTTGGCATAACGGGGCAGGCCGATGGTGTTGACGGTTTCCGCGTAGTCGGCCGGGGCGAAATAGTTGACGAACAGGCCGGGCACGCCGACCGGGAAGAAATGCGCTTTGTTGGTATCGATGAACGCCGTGCTACCGATGGCGCCGCGGTAGTTCTCGAAGGTGATGCCGCCGAAATTCAAGGACTGATAAACGTAGCCCCCGCGCAGCTCGGCTGCTTCGGCCTGGTTGAGATATGTGGCGCGAACTTCGGGATGGGCCACCAGGTCATCAAAGAAGGCGTCACCGCAGAGGCAATGGACTCGGGTCAGTGGTGCGGCGCCGAGATTGGTGGCCATCAAACGAATGACCGCGCCGCATTTTTTCCGCACAACACCGTCGGCCGGGCTGGCGTTGTCGAGATCGAAATCGATTTCCGACTCCTGCGAGACGCCAAACTCGGTGAACAGGTCGTAAATGACCGTCGAACCGTCGGAGTCCAAGATCTGCCCCTTGATGGCACCGAGACGCAGATGCTCGAGAGTGGCGTCGAGGCTCTGGGTCATGGTTTCAAGGCGCTGGTTGACGACCATCTGCACGGTCTGCAGTTCGCTGTCGGAGCCGAACGCTCGCACGCCCTGAACCTCATCGGCCATGACGGTATCGTTGGCCTGCAGGTGGGGTACTTTGAGACTGCGCATCTTGCGCTTGTCGGTCTCGTTTTGCTTGCCAGCCGAGCCACGTTGGCTGGTCGGCACCAGATACAGTACCCCGTTTTTCTCCTCGATGGAGACGGCGGTGGTGGCAACGCCACGGTTAGCAAACAAGCCAAGCTGCCCGACCCGGCCGGGAACGAACGGCATCTTGTTGACGGCATCGGTCAGGCTGACGACGCCAAAAGCATCGTTGTTGAAAATATCCAGAATCATGGTTTCTTCCTCCTTCGTCCGTTATCGAACGATGATGCCCAGCGCTGCGAGCTCTGCGATGGCTGCGGTTTTTTCAGCGGCCTCAATGTCAGCGGGCCAGGTCAGATCGTTGCCATTGACTTCGGCGTCGCGGACGATAGCGACGGCTTCCTGGTCGGCGTCGGTGGCGTCGGTATTGTCGTACAGGATGCCGGCTGCGACTTCGGTGCCGTCGGTGCCGTCCTGGTTGAACGCGACGCATTTTCCAGACCCGGCTGCCACGGTGATGGTGAACCCTTCGCCGGCGCTAAAATCGGTAGTCCCGTCGGTGATGGTGAAGGTCAGCCCGCCGCCAACGAATTCGACGGCTACGGTTGCAATGCCGACCTCGATACCGTCGGGGTCGGTGACCATGAACGCGCCTGCGTTGGTTGCCGGCTCGATACAGGTGGCGCGATATGCTCCGGGTTTTGCTCCGGCGCCAACTGCAGCGGACGCGATAGTCCCGGTGTCAGCGGCGTTCCCGGCATCGGCTGCAGGGGTTGCGGCACCTTTGGTGATCTTGCCCAGCACCTGGCCGGCGACCAGATCCCCAGTATCGATGGTGAGGACTTCGCGGGAGCGGGTCCCCTTGGCCTCGCTGGCGATAAACTCGCCTGCGTGCATTCCTTCGGTCAGTTCTGCCATGTGTTCCTCCACACGTTGTGTTGCGCTGGCTCACTTAATGTGAACCTGTGGGCGCAAGAATGGTTACTTCCCGGGGGCCTTTTCGGTGCCGTTGAGATTGGCATAAATCCCCGCGGTATCGATGGCCGCTTTCGCCTGGCCGCTTTTGCCGCCAACCCGGCTGACGATCTGCTGATCATCGCTGCGCATCGCCAGTGCGTCCTGGATGCGGTCGTTGGCCTGCTGCTCACTGCAGCCATCCTCGACTAACCGGCCGAACATCACTGCGGCGTCGGAACCCTGGCAGCTGGCGTGAACGGCCAGGATGCGGGTGCGCTCGGCGGCTGTGGCGTCGGTTGAGGCTTTGGCGACGGCTGCGGCCATGTCCTGCTCGGTGCCGGCCTTGGCCTCGGTTACGGCCAAATCGAATTCGGCCTGGCTGTAAATCTTTTCATTTGCAGGCGTAGCCTCAACGGCGGCGCCCTGGTCTTGCTCGGCTTTTGCTCCGGGCATGATTGTGCCTCCTCTGTGTTTGGCCAACCTGGCCATAGTTTTGTCGACCGCTGCGACCTCATCGGCGAACCCGACTGCAACGGCTTTTTTGCCGGAAAAAATACCGGCCTCGGTTTCAATTACGGATTGTTTACTCATGCCACGATTCCGCGCCACGGTGGAAACAAACAGTTGATAGCTATCGGTTACCATTTCCTGCAGCCGGGTCATTGCCTCGCTGGACAGTGGGCTGTGCGGTGACATATCCGCTTTTCTTGCCCCCGCGAAAACGTGGGTTACTGCGATTCCCGTTTTTTCGTTCCAAACACTTTGGTCGACGTGGGTCGCGATGACGCCAACAGATCCGGCCCCGCCTGTCCGTGGAATGATGATTTTGCTTGCAGCTGAGGCCAGCAGATATGCTGCGGAATAACAGGCCTCGTTGATCACGGCCGTGATCTGCTTTTTGCCTCGGCATTGGTAGATGTGATCTGCCAGGTCGAAACAACCGTTAACCTCGCCGCCGGGGCTGTCCATGTCCATTACGACTTGCTGGACCGTGTCGTCCTCCATCGCGGTATCAAATGCACGGCGTATGTCGGCGTATGTGGTCGGCCCTCCGCTTGGGTAGTCGTTGGCCAACAGTCGGTGCATGAGTGGGCCGTGGATGCCAATGATCCCGACCCCGTTGCAGACGGTATAACCGGCCCGACGGCGCTCACCTTCGGTGACTTCGCGAGCCTCGGTTTTCGGCAGCATGGTGGTGTCAAGGTCGAACCGTGGGCCAATGACCTGCAGGATGCCGTTCCATTTGTCCTCGGCGATCATCAGCGGCGTGTTAAAAATCAACTCTGCGATTCGGATGTTTCTCACTCGTTCCCCCTACCCTCAATAGCTGCTATGGTCGCGGCCTGAATCGCGCCATTGCCTGTTATTTGCCGTGGATCACTGTCCAGCACCAGACCAAGGTCGTCGGCCCGCTTATTGTCTTCTGCGATTTCCTTGTCGACCTCTTCAACGTCGCGGCCACGGCGGTTTGCAACGACCGACTGCCGGGAGTTGAGGCCATTTCTAATATCCATCTGCTCGGCGATCCGGTCGTCAACGGGGTTGATGTACTCCCACCCCTGGCCATACCACTCGATATCGAGATATTCTGACCTGTTCTGCCAGTAGTCCGGCAGGTCAATAGCGCCGGAACGATAAAGGGCGTCCATCCACCATCCGGCAATCGGGCGGCAAATCTGGAACACCATGATATGGAAAATCAACGCCTCGCAACGGCGCCGGAATTCGACAAGGCCAGCACGCAGGCTGCTGTAATTGACATTCGACAGGTCGCCAGTTAGTTGCTCATAGGTCAGGCCAACACCGACCGCAACCTCGCGCAGTTGCTGCTGCAACCACGCGCTGGTGTTGCCGCCTATGTCTGCTGGCGCTGCGAACTTAATGTCTTCGCCGGGGTCAAGGTAGCGGATGATCCCAGGCTCCAGACCTGCCAGCACGCGCCCCTCTATGTCGTTGCCCAAACTGGTGCCGATGTCGTTACCGTCGCCACCACCACCGTCAGGTGAAGTGATGAACGCGCCAAACATAGCGGCGATCTTTTTGCGCACTCGCTCGGCGTCGGTGTATTGGTCGAGTTCATACAAGCTTGTAACGATGGCCGACATCCATGGGACCCCTCTGTTCTGGCCAGGACGTAGCGGACGGAAAGCGTGGATCATGTCGCTGGCCGGGACGCGAACTGTGCCGGTGTCGGCGTTATAAAACTGGTCGCCTGGGTGTCGACGGTGGACATGGTAGGCGGCTCGCCTGCCGATCCAGTCAAACTCGATGGCAGCCTGGATCTCGTTGCCGTTGGTTGCGGCTTGAGTCATGGCGTGCGGCAGGTGATCAGGCTCCATGACCTGTAGCTGCAGCGGGACGTGCATGCCATCAGAGTTTGCCCGGTTACGACGACGGATCAGAACCTCGCCGCTTTCGACCACTGTGCGAGCGCCGAGAGCTTGCTGCCCGTAAAAGTCGCACAGGCCGGCCGCGTCAGCCTCATCGGTCCAGCGCAGGAATCTTTTCTGCAGCCATTCCTTAAGCTCGGGAGTGATGACGCCATTGACCCGCCAGCGGGGAACGATGCCGGTGCCGACCATATTGCTGACCCACACGTCGACTGCGTTCTGCGCCAGTGGATGGTTGCGGGTGAATTCATGGGATCTGTTGCGAAGGTTCGACAGGCTGCCGGTGATGGCAGAGTTCGGCCCGACACCGCTAGTGCCCCACTGCCGCATGCGGCGGCTGGTGCTGGCACCCTCGAACGCACTAGCGTTCGGCGTAATTATCGCCGGAACGCCGGACGCCTTGAGCGCCGCCAGTTGCTGGTCGCTTATTCCTGGCATAACTAGCGGCATCTAAAACCCCTTGCCGGTGCTGGCCATAACGAATTTCTTTCGCGAACCGGTAGCAACCGCGACAGAGCTTGCCACGCTGGCCTCCAGGGCTCGCAACTCAGGCAGTGATGCCTGCCCGTATGTGATGGATTTTCCAGAACTGAGGGTGACGGCGGTCGCACGCTCACCATTGGCCAAAGCCAGAATGGCAGCGCGGATATTGTCGAGGTCGGTCTGGGTGTAGGCCATGCCCATTCACTCCATGTGCTTCAAAAACTCAATCACTGTGAACCACTAGCCGAGATAATTCGAGCGGACAACGGTCCCGCCTTTTCTCCTGCGTTTTGCCGGCTGGCTATAGTCCAAAATCAGCGGCCCCTGCATGGTGTCCAGCGCGGGGTTCAATAGACGCAAGGCCCCTTGCGAATAGTTGCGGCAGTCGAGGGCTTCGTTTCGCTGTGACCCTCGCCGGCTGATCACCCAGGTTAAAATCGGGCGACCGTGGCGATACTTGGTGATTCTCTTTTCTGCTGTCATCTGCCGGAAATACTCTTCGTCTCGATCGGTTGGAAAGTGACAGTACCCCGGCCCCGGTTCTGCTATCTGTAATCGAGCGTAAACCAGTTCCTTGCCGGTATCAACCCCTAGGGGAAACTGCTCAACCCTGGCGGCGTTGTTCTTTGAGGCGGGGCCGACAAGCGGCTTCCCAGATCCTGCAGCACCCTTTATCGGCCAGACCCTGCGCATCGATCTGGATTTGCACCAATCCTGAACAGTTCCGGTAAAATGTCCCTGGCTGTCGATACAGGCCGCAGCGATGTGGACGGTGACACCGGACTCATGGACCCACGGCTGCAGCAGGTATTCGTCCAGCTGCTCCCACACCTCTGGTCTGCCCGGGTCGCCGCGGAAAACCTCATAGGCGATATTCCAACTTTCAAACCCGGCGCCCCATCCGACCACTTCGATCTCCAGGCGGTTGTCCTGCACATCGATCCCGGCTGTAAGCACTAGGGCCCCTGCTGGCACCTTGGCCGGGTACACTTCGCGCCGGTTGAGCAGCCAGGACCACTCGACCACATCGCCCTTATCCTCCCACGGTTCGCCCAGGCAGGTATTCACCCAGACTTTCAAAAGCTCTGGATCGCCCTTGGCTCGCAGGAAGTCACGGACGGCATGCGCCCAGCTGTACCAGCCGAGGGGCGAATACAGGGCAGGCAGGTGAAAACTCGGGTACTCGCCGTCAGGGTTCTGCTTTCTCCACTCGCCGTGTTCAAGCATAGCGGTTTTGCTTCGCTCCTCGATGGCCGCGTCGCAATGCTCGCAGATCAGGACCGGGCGTTTCTTGGTGCCGCGTTTTTTAAAATCGATTCGCGCCCACTCGATCAGTTGATAACCGCCACAGTCTGGACAGGGAACCAGACATCGTCGCTGATCGCCGGCCAGGTAGTGCTGGTAGACCCTCGATGTCGCCTTGATGTTTGGCGTCGAGTTGTAGAAAATCTTTCGGCGTGGAAAGTTCGTGGTTCGTTTTTTCGCCAGTTCGACGGGGTCACCTTCACCGTCGCAGTCGTCGGGATAATTGTCCTCTTCGTCGAGGAACAGGTACTGGATCGGCATGGACCGCAGGCCGGCAGCAGAGTTCGCGCCACCGAACATAATCGTGCCGCCCGGGAAGTCTTTCTGACCGAGGGTGTTCGACGATTCGCGGCTCTTGTTCTCGGTGAGCTTGGCGGCCAGGCGTGGAGTCATGGCGGCTGAGGGGTTGAAACGCTGCCGGACAAACTTCTTTGCCATGTCGACGGTCGGCTGCACGGCGAGGATCGGACCGGGGAAAAGATCAATCAGGGTGAACAGCCAGTTGAGTCCGGTTTCTGTGCCGGAGATCTGGCTGCCCTTCATAAAGGCGACTTCACGGCAAGGGTGTGACGGGGACAGGCACTGCATGATCTCACGGACGAACGGCACGCGATCGGTGCGCCAGTGGCCGGACTCGGAACTGGAGGCCTTCGGCAGCATGCGGAATTCATCGGCCCATTGGTCGACGGTCAGGTTGGGGTCTGGTGTCAGGCCATCACACCAACCCTTGCCGGAGGTACCGGCAGCCGTGACGTTCATCTCGGGCAGTGCGATCGCGAGATCACCCATCGGCGTTCTCTGCCAGGTCGCGCAGCACGCTCCGCAGTTCGGCGTCCAGAATCTGGCGGTTGGCGTGCTCGTCGGTCTCTGCTGAGATGATCGGGATCACGCGGTCAGGTATGGCCAGGATGGCGTCGCGCAGTTGGCGAGCTTGAGCGAATGCCTGCAGTTCGACTTCGCGAGCGTTGACCAGGGTACCCTTGAGCTCGGCCTCTTTTATCTCTCGCATGTTGGCTCGGGAGATAGCGTCACGCCGGTTGGCCTCGATGATCGTTTCTTGCTGGTCTCCCGGTGGGGAGGTCTCCGCGGGGGGTGTCGGCTTTGCTGTGGCAGGTTTTCTTTTGGCTGGTTTCTTCGCCGGTTTAGGTGCCGGCTTCGGCGGAGGTGGGGCACTCTCAACACCGCCTGCAGTTAGTTCCTCATGCCAAGCCCTTGCGGCTTCAATGATCCCGCTCTGGTCTGGATCGAGACTGTCGAGGATCAAGGGCAGCGCGACGGCCGGGTCGATTTTCCCGCGGTCGTTCAGGGCGGCAGCAGGAATCGTCCCTAGAGCTATCAATTTCTGGATGTAGGTGTGAGAACAGCCGAGGCGGCCTGCAATTTTTCGTTGGCTGAGGTGGGCCATGGTTCACTTTCTATTCCGGGCCGAGACACATGTTGTGAACCGCCGCGCGAACGAAAGGCCACCAGCACCATGCTGCGGCCTTGGATTATCGTCGCACTGCCGTTGCCATTTTTCAACCCGTTGCCAAAAAGTGGCAACCAAATGGCAACCTGCTTTTTTCACCTCCCGCTAGTGAAATATCGAGCCTCCGCGTCACCCCCGAGCTAGAAGTCCCAGGAAGGACCCGAACTTTTCAAGGGCGGGCTATGCCCTCAGCCCTTGCGACTGGTCCGCACAGCCTGAGCCAGCGCCTCATTCAGCCGCTTGACCTGGTTGATCCTGACTGCCTTGGTGGCTGTCCCCTGAAAGTCCCAGTTCTTTTTGATTGAGACGTTGGGCCGCAGACCGTAGAGCACCCGCACTCGCTTTCCGACGCGCTGCATGATCGAGGGCTGCCCCGCAGAGTTGTCGCCGATGAACACGTTCCGCTTCTTGAGCAGAGCAGCTGGCCTGTTCGCCTTGCCTATCTTCCCTTTGCCTGTTCGCCTGACCTGCTTGGTCGGTACGGCTATGGCTTTCTTACGTGGCTTACGAACTGCCCCGGTAACGTGGTCGGCCATGTAGTCGTCCCGGCTGAACACCATGGCGACCGGTCTGGTCTTCGTTGCCTTATCGACCGTGATGCCTCGCTGCAGCCACTTGCTGGTCAGACGGAATTCGGTGGGTAGTTCGTTCCGCAGATCATCCCGAGCGTCATAGGCTAGCTTCGTTGCAGCCAGTGCGCGAGCGAATGGCCACTCCCTGACCTGCAGGCTGTTGAGTTGATTGACTAGGGCTGTCGCGTCGAAATCGATTGTGAAGGTTTCGTTTGGCATGGGGTCAGAATATCCCGCAGGGAACAGGCCGACAAGCCGTGGGGTGATTCTCGGAAAAACAGCAATCCTAACCGTTTTTGACGGTTCAGGCGAAACGGTTAGGCTTTACAAAACAAGCACTTACGCCATTCTGGTTAGGATGGTTCGCAAGTGGTTCGCGGATGTTTGTCAATAAAATCAGGGACTTACCTATATAATAATAATAATCCTAACCATATAATATATATAGATACGCTATGTGCGCGCCTGCGCCCGTGCGCCTGCGCCTGTGTGCATGACAATGGCTGTCTTTTCCCAAAAAAGTGGTTCGCTGGTTAGGATCGTCGGAAGTTGTTGATATTGCGGTGAAAAACGGCGAACCAAAACGGTTCGCGGCCCGTTCGTTGGTTAGGATTTTTCTGGAGGGGAAAACGGGCGAAACTGGAAGGCCTAACCACCGACGGTTAGCCCACTAGACCAGTGTGGTGGCGGGTTTGCGGGAAACCCTAACCAGTCGGCGGAAAGCAGTTTTTTCGTGTGGTTAGAAATTTTGCGAGTTTTCGGTAGGGGTGAATTGTTCGTCACGAAAACTTAAAAACTCTGGGACTGCTTATCTATCATCCGTGTTGAACCTCTCAATCTCCTCACTCGTAATTGGACAGCCCAACAACTTGCAAAGCTGCGCAACCTCGTATTTGGTGAGGAACAGTTCTATGGCGCTGTCATTGTTCTTCGGAGAAAATTCAGAAATGCGACCATCCGGAGCATAAACATCGTAGATGTCGTAAATCCAGTTCGCCTCTATGAAAAGCTTGAAAACCCACCCGCCAATATTAACGTCTGGCTCGTTGACATCCCACCAATTAATATCAGACAAACTACCGGCCGTAACCTCGCCAGAAATAGCGCTCCTGAGAACCCTTGAAACCTCTTCAGGTTTAATCTCTTTTTTGCTGACCATCCCTTCCTCCTGAGTTGCGCCGCAGATCACGAACCGCCGAGCGTCGAATTTCGGATAAATTCACTCGGCGACACACCGGCTGCTGCGGCCAGCTTTTCAACTTCGGCCCATTCGTCAGCTGTCCACCGGACCTGCTTCACGACGTTCCTGGGGGGCGTGCTGCCGGTTGATCCTTTTTTGCGGCCCTGCCCTCTTCCTGCACCGCCTCTGCCGCTAAGAGTGCCGCCCTTGTCTTTTTCCACGCTATCCACTTTGCCTCTCTTTCTGGTGTGTTTGGCAAGAGACGGAAGGCCTCATATTCCAGACGCTCCGCCTCCCGCAAATCGATTAAATGCACCCGATTGCCCCCAGGTTGATCTCTTCGTGTGGGTTGCTTGAGGGATGCGGTGGTCATATCGCAAAAGCAATCTTGAAGTCTTTAGCATTGTCAGCAGCCCGGCCACATGCCTGTAGAACAGCTGCGTCCGGCCAGTATCCGCGCATCTCAGCAACAAGGCTTGCGACATCGTTAACATCAGGGCATTGCTGTTTTGTTACCGCAACCTTATCAGGCGCACCGGGCCCACCGAAATTTGACACGGTTACTCTAACATAGGTGTCGATCGCTTCAATCGTCAGGCTGCCTAATTTGTGTTTCATGTTGTTCTCCTTGTTCGGGAGGTTCTGTCTCCTGGGTACCAGGGGCCTTGCGGCCCCCGTTGGTTTATTTATTGTGCGATGGCCCCGGCCAGGTGATTGAAGAAGTGATAAACGTCACCGTTGTGAAAATCGATCTTGACGAAGGTGGTTTTGATGGATTGCTGTTCGTTCTTGGGTGCGCCCTTGATGGCTTCGACGATGCAGCCGACTGGGATCAGGTTCCAACCGCTGGCTCCTTCAACTTCAAAGGTTCTCTCGGTGTCGATGTTTTTTTCTTCGATGAAAGTGTCGAGCCAGTTGTTGAAAGCCATGTCGTTTCTCCTTGTGTTTGTTGTGTCCTCCGATGTGGTTTAATAATACTTCTTGTTTGATTGTTTGTCAACACACGAAATCAATAAAAGGAAATAAAAAAGGGGACCGAATTGGCCCCCTCTGTTGGGTGTTGAGTGGTCAGGCCCCGCGCCGCCTAATCCACGATGATTCCTGCCTGCGCTGACCTCGCCTGCGGCTTTTCTTTTTATCCGGAAAGGGCCGTCCGTCTAGCCCCGCCATCGAAGCACTGAGCTCCAACACGCAGCCAACTGCGCCCTCAGCAACCTCAGCCAGACCATTGAGTGCCGAAACAATATGACTGGCCCCGCCGTGACTGTCCCCAATGATGGCAATTTTCGGTTTATTCATTCCGATTCCTTCCTACGGTATTGAGCTGTTCCGGCCAGCATCGGTCAAGCCACCTGTCTAGCGGCGTAAATATCCAATCTTTCCATTTCCACACAATGGTCGCGCTCACGTACCCGCCCCAAAATGAACGTACAAAAATGGAAAGGTAGATAGCGAACGCAAAAGCGGCCAAGATTAGAACCATTCCGAACAGCGTCACAGCATCCTCTTTGTTCGATAGTTTCGAACAATCAATTTTCATATTCTTTTCGCCCCCACATCGACACGCAATGCCTAGATATCGCGCTCTTGGTGATCCCCTGGTGCCTCAGCCACGCGCACTGCTCGATGTGTCGACCGAGACATTTCCAGCACCAGCACTGAACCAGCGGCGGGTGCCTGTTCCCTGCCATACCAACCTCCCCTATTCCACATCCACTAACAGCCCGACCCCCTTGGCCGCACTGCCAGCGAACCACTTCGTCCCAGTCTTTTCCGCACCTGGCAGCCGCGTCAGAATACGCGACCAGTTCTTGCTCCATGGCGTATGCTGCAGAATCTTCGCAACACCCGAATGCGTATTCGATACGATCATCTGCCCACCGTCGTGCTTAATTCCGTTGCGCTCCAGGGCTGCTGAGATTTTTTTAGATAGATCCTGCACCGCATCGCCTGCGAGTGGCCTCTCGTAGCTGACCGCCTCGCCGATCGACATTTCAGTGAATCCCCGACCCGTATCAACCCGAATCACCGACTCCAAGATCACCGACAGGCAGCGAGCCTCATCGGTCAGTTCGTCGCTATCGACAGCCTCGCCCCAGTCCTGCTGCTGCACCCACTTGATTGCATCCTCAGCGGATATCTCAGCCGCCGAATAGAGCGAGTAAGCCCCAGCCAGCAGTGCGCCCATCTGGTCCCCTGCCCTCTGGCTGCCAAGGTGAGCAGCTGCCGCCCTAGCGAACGTGTCGGCATTTTTCCGTATCGTCGGCACAAGGCGTATGGTCCTTGCCCTGAGCCCCTTAAGATATTGAGGCGTCAACAGGTCGTGCTGGGTTTTCTTGAGATGGTCGAACTGCTCGGCCCTGTCCGGCGACTCATTGCGAACCAGAGACAGGATCGTCAGACGGGAATTGTCGGCCTTCTGGGTGGCGCCAACTCCGATTGATGAAAACGCAAACACAGATCGAATGCGGAACATCTGCGCCCTTCCTCCAGAGGTTCCCTTGACGATTGCCGCGCCTGTTTCACTTGATGCCTGCCGCATGAGCTCCAGAACTTTCTGGATCCGCGTCTGCGACTCTCGGTCCTCACCTTCGGCCTCATCGAACAGAACAGGCCTGGCGTCGTATTTTAAAAGCTGCCTTAGTCCGGCCTCCGTTGTGTTCGACTGAACACACAGAGCTGCAGGGCCGATCGCAGGACGCAGGATGTTATCCATCACCCAGGACTTGCCAGACCCGGCAGCACCAGAACACCATATGTGCGGCCGCCACGACAGAGCCCCGCAGATCGGAGCGATAACGCACCAACCAGCTAGCAGCCTGCCGAAAATTCCAGATTCCCAACAGGGCAGATCACACAGAGCAGCGAACTTATTAGCCTCCGGAGTAGACAGCGGTGGCGCATCCGCACCTTGATTCAACGGTGCCGCCGCCTCATAGATGTAATCAGAACCAATATCCTCGATTTCCGCTGCATGCCCATCCACCATAAGGCTGTCGCCCATGTGCAGCACCGAGCGACCTTCGTCCTCCCATGCTCCCCTTCCTCGAATCCGATCCGGATCATAAACGCCACACTGTTCAGATTTTCTCAGCATGGCATTGGCCGCAGAGTTCCAAGACACGCCATCCTTGCCGGGGAACAGTCGTTCCCACCATTGCACCTTGGCCAAGGCCATCAGGTTCTGTTTGTTGTGGCCTGACGCTGTCAGTTCGACCACCTGGCGCGTGCCGCGGGGCAGGTAGAAATAGCCGCCATGGTCGTAGCCCAGGCACTGGAACGGGGCGTTGTTCAGGGTCCATTGATCTTCTGTGGGCTCGGTGGTGGGTTCGGCGTGGTGTTCCGTGTTTGATTCTGGCGGTTCCTCGGGGAGTGGTGGCTGGTCGTCCGTGACCGGGGCCTGCAGGTTTGTTTTTATGAACGCCATGCAGGCCGCAGCGTCCCAACCATCGGCGATCGCATCGGCGCAATCCCATCCCTTCGGCTGTTCGTCGCCTGGAGTCCGCAGTGTTCTGGCTTGAGAATCGGCCGGCAGCAGCTTAACGATATCGGCTGCAGCAGCAATGCCTGGTTCGTCATTGTCCGGCCAGAGAACGATTTTCCGACCTGCCAACGGCGACCAGTCGGCATGTTTAACCGCCTTGCCACCACCTGGCCAAGATATGACCACAAACGGCAAACCTGCAGCATCGATGACAGCCTGCAGTGCATCAGCGCACTTTTCGCCCTCGACGATGATCACATTCGCATCGAGGTTGGCCGCCAGACGATCCAGGCCGTACAGAGGGCGCGGCTTTGGAAAACTGAGGAACTTCCATTCCTGACGTTTGCCGTTGCTGGCGAAAACCAGCGGGATAATTTCCTTTTTGTCCGGCAGCTCGTATCGACAGATATGGCCGATGGTTTCGCCCTCAGCGGTTTTATATTCCCAGGTGGCCGACGGTTCGCCGTGCTTGTAGTGTCGGAAGTTTGGCGCAGGGGCTGTGGCTGGTACCGGAACAACAGGATCCCATTTTGGTTTCTTCGGGGCCGGTGCTGGTCGTGGCTGTGGTGTCGGCTCCACGCTGAACCGATCGGCCAGTTCCTTGGCTGCGTCACCTTGCCCAAGCCCTCGGATATAGGCGTACAGGCTCACCGGATCACCGCCAGAATCGCCCGTAGCGAAATCGCCCCACTTGGCCGTGGTGATGTTGACAGAAAAGCTGCCAGCCTTATTGTCTACCCTGGTCGGGTTTTTGGCCTTGAACTCATTGCCCGACACTTTCCCGCCCGGGATCCACTCGTGGAGAATGTCGGGAAAGCTGGCCTTGGCGCGTTCGTTTATGGTGTCGAAACAGAGACGCCCCATTATCCCTCCACCAGCGTTTTCAGTCGGCCTATCTTGAATTGCAGCCAGTTCTCGATCAGTTCAGAGTCCAGCATAGACATCAGCTGGATCAGCATAATCTTGACATCAGCTGCCTCCTCAACCAGATTTGCCGGTAGGCCATTCGCCGCCTTTATTGCAGCCTGTGCGAGCTCGCAGCATTCCTCTGCTAGCTTAAGTAGCTGCGACCTATCACCGAATTTATAGACAGCAGATCGGCATATCTCTTTGATTTCATCGTCGGTGAAACTGGCCCCCGAAGGGGCCTGATCGTTAACAGTCTGTGCCATATCGAATCACTCCTTGTGAACCTGCGGACGTGCGTATCCGCTATCGTTTCGTTACCAGCCTGCCAGCACTCTGCGTTTTTCGCACAGGTCACGGAGGGTGGTCTCTGCTTTTAATTCTTCCGCTTCAACATACATCACCGCGTCGGCGACAGCATCCTGCCTGTCAAGAAACGTCCGATGGTTCCCGTTAGGACATTGGATGTAGTAGAGACCTCGGCACTCTACGCCATTGTGGTATGGGTTTTCATAGACAACCCTGTAACCTTTCGTGGTTTTGCTCGTTACCGTGGCCTCCATGACCTTGCCAAAGCTAGAAACATAGACTTTCATCTTTCACCTTTCTATTTAAAACGGCGTCAACTCATCCGTCGCCAATTCCAACGCTTCATCATCACTGCGCACGATCCCAGCAAGACCTCCGTGGGCGTTCACAGCGGCCTGCCAGTTCTTCTGTCCCTTCGTCGCCCTGCCGGTCTTCGTTTTGACCTCCAGGCTCAGGAACTGCGCAATCGGCCTGCCGACCATTTCGGCGGTGATCATCACCTTCCGCCAGCCGATCAGATCGCCAGAGCCCTTGACCAGACCAGCATGTAGGGGGCGGGGGTTTTTGATCAGGATCGACCCATCCTGCAGGCGAGTTACTTCGCCGGTCCAGGCAGTGCCGACGTTATTCCGAAACAGCCTCACCGCTTGCAGACCGCCGAGCCTCTTAAAAATCGATCGTTGTATTTGTTTTTCGCTCATATCGTTGGGCTCCTCTGGTATGCTGTGACCGTCTGGCGTCTGGCGGGCGCGTCACGACTTAGCCCTGCGGCCCGCCGTTTCAATCAAGACACCGCCTCACATCCGGCAATTCACCGAAAAGGGCAAGCTGCTCCGTGTCCACCCCCCCTATTTTTTCGGCCCACATTGGAGGCATGAACCAGGTGCGGATGTTTGTCGGCTTCTCCCTCACGGGCGAGCCTTTCGCTATACCCGGCCAGGGTCAGCAGATGGGAATACCGGTGTCGTTCTTTAACCGGATAAATCACAGCGGGCCTACCATTGTCAGTAATGACTCGCAGTTCTTGGTGTAGTTCTTTAGCCACAGGTCACACCTCCCTCAAAAATCCGCAACATCGCCAGGTCATTGGCCGTCCTGACAACATCTTTCACCATCACCACCGGCAACCCCATAATCCCCGCAGCAGCAACCTCGGCCAAAGCGCCCCGGCTCTTTTCCCACCCTGGCAGTACCACCACGGCTGTTGCTTGGCACAAATCCAGATAGGCTCTGCGCATGTACTCGCCATAGTCCCATCCGTCAGGATGCCGCGCAGGATTCAAGGCTTCGCAGCCGATATTTTCGGACAACCACGCAGCGGCAGCGTTGAACGCCTCGCGGTTGTAGTCCGGCAGGCCTGTCATGGGGCCAGAGAGATAAACCGTGTCGATCTCGGTTATGGTGCTTGGCGGGATGATCGCCGCCGTGCTGTTCTGCGTCATGCGTTTCCCTCCTTAAAATGAATAATTCCGATATTCTCCGGTTTTCCAGCCGGTGATTCGGACGCGGTTCGTGAATAGTCTGGCGGCCACGGATTGGCTGCCGTCGTAGGGGGCCTGCTGCACCGCAACTGGTGCAGGCGTAGCGGGTCAAGTTGTGCAGGGTTTCAGATGTCGCCACGTGGTTACAATGTGGGCATAGAGGTGATGGCTTGGTGTTGTTGCGGTCTAGGCACATGGGCGGGCTCCGATCAAAAAAGCGGGTTTTCTGGCCTGCCGTCGGATTGCTCGACAGTCCCTTCGTGGTATATGGCCGATATCGCCTCAAGAACTTGATCCTCTGCAGTTGCCAAAAACTCCTTCATGGCGCGATAAGCACCGTTTTCGATGGCTTGAAGTGCTGTGGTTGGTACTGGGTTTTTGCTGCTTTTCTTTTTCCTCCCGTAAGGACGACCCGTCTTTATGGCCTGCAAATGACGCGAAACAGTCGACTTATGGACACCTAGTTGCTTTGCGATTTCTACCCCTGTGAGACCTTCTTTAGACAACTTGGCCACCCGACCGCGCTGGGTGACGTTGTCGCCATCCTGCAGCCCGATTCCAACCCAAAACCGGCCAGAAAACACCCGACGCTGCTCAAATCCTGCCTCTTTCAGCATCCGACCTAGCTTGTGGGGGGTTATGTCTAGTCGACCTGAGAAGCCTATGAATGATTCCAGTAGCGCCGTCGGATCTGTCTGATATTCAGGCCCAGTCAAGCAGCACTCATCGATCCACTGTTTAAAGGTGACATCGCTATGGGGGCACTGGTCGGCCTGCATACTCACGCCCTCCTCTTCTGCCGAGACTCCCAGATATAACGAGCCCAGCCCGGCTTATATCCCCGCTCCCGGCCAATCGCCTGCAGCTCCTCCAACGTGTCGGCCCGCCCGACCTCGCGGCGTCGCTGCCGCTTCATCAGTTCGGCCTGTTCCTCGTCGATTTCCTGCAGTTCGCCGGCTACTTCCTCCGGGGCACAACCCGCGTCTTCATACTCAAAACCGCACTGAGGACATCGGGGCGCTGGGGCATGGACCGCGTAGCACTGTTCACATTGTTTGACTCTTTCAAGCACTTCTTGTGAACCTCTGGACGCACCTTTCCTGTCCTCGCCGTCGAGGCTCCACTCCCGTACTTCGTCCGGCATCCCATGCCGCAGGCAATTACCAACGTGGTCGAGGATTATTGCGTGCTTTTTACCGGGGCAGATCCTCAAAGCCCGTCCAACCTGCTGCAAAAACAGCCCCATGCTCTGCGTCGGTCGCAGCAGGATCGCCGCTCCGACCACAGGGATATCCGTGCCCTCGCTGATAATGTCGCAGGAGGCCAGCACATGCAGGCCACCGGTACCCAGCGCCCTGATCAGCGACTTTCTGCGGCCATCATCCATGCTGCCGTCAACGCTGGCCGCCTGAAACCCTGCCGCTCTGAACTCCTCAGCAACGTGTTCAGCATGAGCCACGCTCGCACAGAACGCAATGGCTGGGGTGCCTGGGCATATCTTGCGATAATGCTCAACCGCACTGCCAGTAATGACCGGCTTATCGACTGCTGCTGCCACTTCTTTTTTGATGAAATCACCATATCGACTATGGAGGCCATCCGTGCTGAAATCAGTAGGCGGTGCGTAAACCTTCGGTGGACAAAGAAATCCCCGGTCGATCAGATCCCGAATCGACGGACCGGCGATCATCGTGTCGAAATACCCTCCAGCCTGAGTGCCGAGTCCCTTGCCGTCCATCCGGCAGGGTGTCGCAGTAACCCCCAACAGGTGGGCTTTCGGGTAGGCCTCGATGACCTTTTTCCAACTGGCCGCGCTGGCATGGTGCGCCTCATCTATGATGATCAGATCGGGCGGCACTATCTTATGGAGACGCCGCACCAGGGTCTGCACACTTGCGACCTGAACCGGATCACCGGTCATGGACCTGCCAGGAGCTATTAGTCCGTGCTCGACGCCAAGGGATTCAAGGCTTTCGGATGACTGCCTTAATAGTTCCTGGCGGTGGACCAGAATCAGCACGCGGTTACCGCGGGCGGCGGCCTGCTGGGTGATGTAACTGAAAATTACAGTTTTCCCACCGCCCGTAGACAGCACATACAGAGGTGCCTTTAAACCGTCGCGGAACGCACCCCGCAGGCGATTAACGTCCATCGCCTGATAGTCTCGCAGGGCGATATTTTTAAGCAGTGGCTTAGTCATTTCGGGCACCGGCTTTGGCGTGAACCGAAACCAGCGGACCATCGCCGTCGCTGTAGGTCACGACACTGACACGCACGCCGTTGCGACGGGCCGCCTCGATGGAGCGGTTCAGGCTGTCGGCACAGCCGTGGATATGCTGGATTAGATCGCACACTGATTGCTGTTTTGGTTCACTTGATGTGGATCTGTGGATAGACGAGTGCATTGTTTCCTCCTGTTTTTCCACTTTTGGGCTTTAATCGTTTGTTGAGACGGAAAATTTCCGCTTATTGCGCTATTGGTTTGCTTTGCTCAGTTCAATCAGGATGCCATCTGCGCATCGGCTCCTAGAACCAAACGGCAGATACAGCGTTTCTAGCCCGCCGTGCTCTTTGCACACTTCCTCAGCCTCTCTCACCTTCCAACCATCAACCTCTACCGAACATCCGCAAACTAACAAGTAAATCAACGCGGACGAAATTAACAGTGGCGCTTTACGAATAAGTCTTTTCAAAGTTATTCCTTTCTACCGTCGCCGGTTGTCAACGTTCCGTTAGATTCCAGTGCAGTCGTTGCATCCAGGGCACTTAATACCGTCTGGATAAACGCCATACGCTGAACAGCGCTTTCTGTCTAAAGATGTGAGCACAAGCGTCCAAAATTTCTTGATAAATCTTTTCATTCTTAATCTCCATTCGGCATCTAACCAGCCCGTCAACCATCGCCTTCGGCTGGACTCGGCTGACGCCTCTCCGGCGACTTCTATCCGTTATAAATCACTTCAACTCTTACTTCATAAACCTTCGCCACGGCAGGTCTTTTACATTGTCGCCCCACGTCCGCGCACCAGCCGCCAGCAACTTCCTGTGCCAGTCGTGGATCGGCCTTGTCACCTTCGCTCTTTGATACAGCGTTAGCCCCTCGATGTACCCGGCAGCTTCATCGGCAGACCACAGACAGAGGGTTTCATCCTCACGCCGAAGGCATCGACCACCCCGCCAGGTGCAGCAGCATCGCTCGCAAAACTCGGCGGGGATTTCGGCACGATTAAGCGGCATCGGTGATCACTGTTTCCAACAGGGCCATGATTTCACCGGGCAGGGTGCGGCGGTCAGTTTTGGCGGCTGTTTCGAGTTTTTCCAGCAGGGCCACATCGCGTTCGTCGGAAAGATTGAATTCCAGGGTGACGGTTTCCGGTTGATCAGCGCCGACAGGGGCCGCTGCTTCAACGACCGTCCTGATCGCCTCCTTGATATCAACCTGCGGCGGATTCTTCACCAGTTTCGGTTTTACCTCGATCTCCAGTGGCTGATCTTCCGTTTCCTCCTGCGGCTTCGCTTCCGCCACCTTATCCGTGGTCGGTCGGTTATTCCGGTTCCCCTTCTGCGCCCCGCGTTTCTTTGCCGGGTATTTCTCATCCAGGGTGCCAGCTTTTTTCAGGCGGCCATGACACCCTCCGCACAGGCCGCGAGAAACAATCGGCATCTCCCTCTCGCACTCAGGGCAGAACCGGACCGCCTTCTTATTATTCGTTGCTTTCTTCGGTGCAGGCTTCGCCCCGGGCTTCTGCTTTGTCGTGGACTGCGCATGTTCCCGCACCATCCCCGATCCTGCCGGCCGTTCAGCTGCTCGGTTCCCACACTGGACGCATTTGATGACTTCATTCTTGCCACCGCCCTGCAGGGTCTCGGTTTCTTTAACCAGCAGTCCTCTGCATTTCTGGCATTCCGTGACAGCTCTATCGCTCATTTCTCTGCCGCCTTTCTGTTTTTTCGTTTATGCGAAGGCGTCAATTCCTTCAGCTGACGCTCTGGGTTGAAGATCCACAGCCCCGCCACCTTGACCAACGGTGGCGGCTTGGTCTTCGCAGACTTCTCCCAGTCGGCCATCATGCGGTTACATCGGTGACACCTCCCTGTTGTTGTCTCTGAGGCTTGGACCTTCCCTCGGCAATCGACCACCGAGCAAGGCACCAGAGCATCGAGTCTTTTTGGTGCCGCTCTCCGCTGTCGCCTGTGACCCGTCGGGTGATCCTCTCTCAGCCCACAGATCACACACTTTGCGGAGACCAGGCCCGCCGAGTCATCCCGCACGACCCACCCGCCACAGCGGGGACAGATGCCTGGGCCAGAGCGCCGGGTCATTCAGCACCCACCGCCGAGGCGCGGTCCACCAGCACACCGCCCTCACCCATCCAGTACGCCTGCCCCATGGATCTAGCCGCTATGTCCGGCAGGTCGGCAGCATCCGGCATCGCCATGGCCACCAGAGCAGTCACGTCAAGCCCAGCCAGTGCGCGGAACAGGCCGTTGCGCAGGTTTTTATCAACCAGCACGTCAGCACCATCGATGATCACCGCTGCGGAGCCATCCAGTTGAGCCATCCAGAGTTGCACGGTCACGCGAACCCGGTATTGTTCGGACTCAGAAAGCAAGTAATAAGGCGTGCCGTTCAGGCTCGCGTCCAGATCGTCGGACAGCTCGACTACGCCCCACCTGGCGACATCGCACAGGCTGTTTAAGGCAGAGTTTGCAGCCGCAAGACACTTGCGCAGCTTCGACAGGCGGGCTCCATCCGCAGCCAGCACGGTCAGGATCAGGGAGTTCACACCGATGTTGTAGTGGCGGTTACCCGCTGTTACTTTCTTTTTCCAGCATTCCAGCCGCTGTTCAGCCATATCCACTGCGCTGCGTGCTGCGTCAATGTCCGTGCCGGTGGCGGTTGATTCGGGCTGTTCTGCTAGTTCTTCGGCAGCCGACTTAGCGGCATCGATCCGGTCGTTGAGCTCCTGCAGAGACCGAGCAGCGGCCTGGTTGTCGCTCCGTGCTGCCTCGACCAGCTTGGTGGCCGCATCAATCGCCTTCTGCCTCGTTTTGACCTCATCGTCACTGAGTGGGTCCGACGCTGGCAGCAGCTTACCGCCCACCAGGCCCACCGATTTGCGGCAGTGAGGGCAGGACAGAAAGTCGCCTTTTTTGGCAAGGGGTAGCTTGTCATGGTCCAAGTGGCGTTTTTCCAGCTCCTCTGCCATGTCGGCAACGAGTTTTTCTGCGTCCGGCAGCTGTTTTTCAATGGCGGGCAATGTGTCGGCTAGAGTTTGCAGTTCCTCGGCTCTTGCATCGTCCACAGCCTCGGCAGCTATTGCGCCTTCCAGCTTCTCGCGAGCGTCAACCACCACGGCCTGCAGGTCAGTCTCGCTGGCCCCTTCCAGGTCCGCGCTGTACGCCTCGGGGATATAGCTGTCGGCTTTCTTCTTGCCGTACCGCTGGCCGGTTACCTGCTCCCACTGACCCTTAAGTCGTGCACCTTTTTCCTTAGATTCGGCGTGCGCCCCATCCCAGCCGCTCTGCTCGATACGCTGCCAGATCGCGTCAAAATGTTCAGGTTTCAGATCTTCGATGTGTTTCAACCCAGCGATCAGGTCGTCCTTGGTCGGCTCGGCTCGCAGGTACTGGCTGAGAGTTTCAGCGCGATCCTTGGCCGGCAGGTCGAGAACGCAGGACATGCCTACAGCGAATGCCGTCGCCTGGGGAGGTTGTCCCTCGGTTTTGACGGTCGCCTTGGGATAGTCGATTTTCGTGCTGCCAGTTTCGGCTGTGAGTTCTACCAATCCAGCTGCTGTGCCTGAACGGACTAGGCAGCCTGCAGCGGATTTCTGGACACCTCGCACTGGCAGAGGGTTACCCGTCAGAGCCGCAGCTGTTGCCTGAGCGATAGAGGATTTGCCAGCGGCGTTGTGGCCGCCGATTAGGGTGATTTTTTGGAGGTCGAAAAGGGCTGTTGCCGCGCCTCGAAAGTTTTTTATTGTGAGGTTCATGGTGGCTCCGTTGGTTAATGGTTAAGCGCGGGCGCCTGTCCAGCGCAGGCCTTGTTCAATCGTTTCAATCTCGACAGGCGACGGCTTGAGCATTCCCTTGGCCATCTGCCGGCGCCGACGGGCCTTCTCTTGCTCGCCCTGCGGGGGGCGAGTCGGATATTTGTAGTTGCACCCAGCAAGGCCGCAGGCATTCCGGCTGAACGAGATTGGTTCCCAGGATTTGAAAAGCATGGCAGTCTCCTTGTGATATGGTGGTTATTTGAGCAGCGGGCGGACGCAGGAACGCGGCACTATTTGCAGTGTTTCTGGCGGGCCAAGCCTGCTGCGTCTCCCCTTAACGGTGACGGACCAGGTTGCTCTGGAATTAGTGACGGTGGCTGGAGTAAAAAGCTGCACATCGTGCAAAAGACATTCTGGCGGCAACAGTTCATTCCCAACCACCATCACCCGGTCACCTTTTACGATTTCCTTCTGCATTGTCATTCTCCGTCACCCGCAGGCACAGTCCGTGCTGTTCTCGTTCACAAACTGTGAACCTGCGGGCGCAGTTATCCATTCGTTATTAGAAAAGGTCGCCGTCCATTTTATCGGTCGGTTCAGATGTCGTTTCCTCAGCCACCGGCTCCGGCTCCTCGGTCACCGGATCGGCCAGCGTGGGCGGTTCCGGTTCGACGGTTACGGTCGTCGGTTCTGGTTCCGCCACCGGCTCAGGTTTCTTTTTCCGGCTGGTCCGTTTCGGCTTTTCAGGCTTCGGATCTTCGACCAAGGGCTCGACAACCGCCTCGACTGTCTGCGGCTCAGCCAGCTCCACTGCGGCGACAGCCTGACGTTCGCCAATATCCTGCACCTCATCATCGGTGTGCATGCCCATCAAAACGTCAGGGGCATATAGACGGCCGAAAAACGCCGCTGCACGATAACGCAGCATCAAGTCCGGCATGGTCTTCCATTTTGAACCGTTCTTGGTCGCCCACCCTTCGGCCTTGGCCATGGCGATTGACGACTCTGGACCTTCCAGCACATCGCCCGTTGCCTTATCGTAAGCCCAAGCGATACACTTCTTGCCGTCGCCTTCACTTTCTACGGTGAACCGCAGAGGCGAAAAGCGGCCACAGGAATTCAGGGCAGCGATAATGAAGGAAGACGACCAGCTGGGGCGGCCGTGAATTATATGCAGATTCTGCATGACTGCCATCGGCGATGCGCCAACACGTTGGGCCATTTCCAAGGCGATCAGGGCGTTGCCCATGTTGTCCTTGCCCTGGTAGTCCTTCGGCACCATGGTGCTGGTGACTAGGGCCATGGCCATGCGCTGGGCCGATTCAAAGCCAGCGGGGCCTGAGAAGGCCGTGGCGTTGTTGGTGGAGATGTTTGCCGCAGTGGGTACTGCCGGCAGGTTTTGTTTTTCGGTTGTCATGATGTTTTCTCCGCTAAAATGGGATGTCTTCGATAACTACGTGCGGCGTGAATTCGGCAGGCTTCGCGGCGCACGAACAGATTGACTCCAACACGACGATCTCAAGACCGGGGTTCAAGTTGGCCAGCCTGGACGCTTCGCGCTCGGCTGATTCACGGCTGTCATGCCTGCGTGAGGGGCTCGCGCCTTGCGGGTTCCACACGAACCAGAACCGGTCGAGCCCATGTTTGGCCTGTGGAGGCTGTGGCTGGTCTACAAACACAAGGCGTGCAATTCTGGTTTTTCCATACTTTGATCCGATGTTGCCTTCGCGTTGCTTTGCATCGCGGAAGGATGCCTTGTCCGCGAACTGCTCAAACACTATAGGCCTGCTGCGCTCGCTAGGTTCATATGTGTCGCGTTCTGCGACTACGACGTAAATACCTTCTGGCATGGTTTCCCTCCTCAATGGTTAATCGGCCTCGGCAAGGCTCGCAATCATAGAATTCAGATCGGCGACCGGAATGGCCGGCAGGTTCTTGGTTTCTTCCTTTTTAGGCAAGAACGGTTCGACTTCCGGCCAGACTTCAAGCAGGCGCTTGTCGGTTGTTGCGGAATTAAGGATTGCCCGAACTTTGTGTTTCAGCTCATTCCTATCCGCAGACAACTTGTCCTGCCTGTTCACCAGTCGTTCGGATGTTTTGGACAGGACATGATCACAGTTATACGCGTGGAATGCGCCATACAGGGACGCTTTGTGGGGGAGCCGCTGTCGAGTTGAGAAGTTTACATACTGAACGCCAGCGCCGAACTTCACCTTAATGCCGCTTTCTTGGTACAGGAACCCCTCTGGCATGGCCTCCATCAGTGTTTTGTGGTCGTCGAACAGGTCCTTATAAACCGCGTCGCCAAGGGCCTGCCCATCCTTTTCAAGACGGTCAGCCCGGCGTTTAAATGTCTTCGACAAGACATTGGCTAAAATCTGCTGTTTTGTGTTTTTGGTGAGTCGCATCGTTTTCTCCTCAATATCTGGTTACAATCTCCCCTGCACAGCCACAATCTCCCGCTTAGCAGGGATCACAAACCCGCTTGGTGTCATAGTCGGGGCGCCCTTCGACCGAACCGCCCAAGCCTCCCCACATTCAGGACACTGGAACTGACCCTTTGGGAGCTCGCCGCCGATCTCAGTGCGGCAGAAACACTCAAACTCATCGGCGTGGCCGCAGCGGCATTGGATTTGATAGATCATGGTGGTGGCTCCCTCGAGTGTTTAAAAAAGCCCCAGCCAGCCAGGAGGATCGCCGGCCGGGGCAAACTGTGTGCATGAACGATTCACATGATGTGAACCTGCGGACGTTATTCGGCCAACGCTCTACCGATAAACTCGGTGATGCTGTCAATATCCGAGAACCGATGCAGGTTGTGCGGAAACCAGACATAATCCGGCAGGTCCCTAAATATGCCCTGCAGCGCCGGAATAAACCGGCTGGCGGCCACAAGGCCGAGTGGTTCGTCGTTGCAGACCGCCCCGCCAATCGCGCCAGAGCAAATGTCGTTGACCCGCTGGCGAAGAGATGCGTGCTGGTCCGGTTTATCCTGGCAGTGGCAGCCTTCAAGGCAAGGGGACTTCTCGCGGATGATGTCGGCGACGGTTGTTGAGTTTTTTTTGACAGCCTCGGATACTGTCATGGGTTGCGGTTTAAGCACGGTGGATCTCCTTTCAGTGACTAGCTTCGATATACAGTGCAGCGCCGATCTGTCTGGCGCCTTCGGATTCCATGCGGTCCTGCAGGGCGCGTTCGTCGCCTGAGTCGTCGGCGTCGCCTTCGTCCATTGCGTCACGCCAGTGATTAAATATGTTTTCGCCTATGGTTGCGCCCATCATCACAGCCTCCCTTTCGTCATTTCGCAAAAATCAGTCCCCCACACGGGGCAATACCGTTCCGAACACATCATCGACATGGGATTCGCCGGAAACACCCGCGGGTCACCACCATCCAGAAACTGCCCCATGTCCTGCCGGATCCGGCCAATCGTCGCCCACGCCTCAGCCTCAGCCACGACCACCGGATAATTCATCGCCACCGGCTCGGCCTGCGGTTTCCCTGCGGCACTGCGTTTAATAAAATCGATACCGATTCCCGAAACCTTTTCGACGATCCGACACGATCGGACCAGCAAACTGTACCCACCGAGCTGGTGGAGATACGGCCGAAGCAGCGCCCCGGTTTTCAGGTCGCGCACCTGGCCATCGGTGGTGACCAGATCGATGTGCCCCGACACCTCCCAGCCTTCGCCCACCGTCGCCTTGACCGCCAGCTCTACAGCCAGCGGGTCGAGTTTCGACGCCACACCGTGATAATAGGTACGGGCCATCCGCAGAATCTGTTTCTGTGCCGTGTCCCGGTTACCGGTGGTGGCATCCCACTCGCAGCCCTCGGCGATCTCTTCGTCGAACCCGACCATTGCCTGGTCGAGCGCCGGGTTAAGCTGCCCGAGTTCGCCCGTATCGATCTTGACCTGCAGCACTTCGGCGGCTACTGCATGAACGGCTGTTCCTGCTGCGGCACCGACTGAGGGGCGCGTCTGGCGCAACTCAAACCCTGCGGCCTCCAGATCACGCCGGAACTGTTTTGCAGCGGTCCTGCGGGGGCAGTCGCCATAGCTCGGAAGCATGCTGCAGCGGATTGTTCTGTTGTGCTGGCTCATTTTGCGCCCCTCGCTGCTGCGGCCATGCGACTGTTGACCTCGTTCTGGTGAGGAATCGCTATGTCGACCAGTGCGATCGCCAGCGCAACCACCAGAGCAACGGCAACGACCAGCGGCCAGCATCTGCGAACCGACACCAGCCCGAGCATTGCCACTCCGGCCAGCAAGTAACCAACAATGGTGAGCAGCCACACAACCGTCCAGACAACAGCCATCCAGGCCCTGCAGATCCCGATGCAGATCATCAGAACCAACTCCCTCCAGATTTGTTCTGCGGTCGGTGCTACCATGCCGTCCTCCACTTGGTGTGCTGATATCGTTCACACAATGTGAACCTGCGGACAAAAAAATACCTTCGCCGGTTATCCTCGCTTGCCGCCCCTGCTTCGGTCCTTGGCTACGTGACCATTTTCAAGCCACTGCAGGAACCGTTCGCGATGGACAAAGTACAGCTTGCCTCGCTTTACCCACGCAATCGTGGGGACCTCTCCTCGCCGGATCCATGCCGTCAACAGTACCGGATCAATATCAACCTCTTTGCAGATCGTGCGGACCCTGAGCCATGTCTTGCTTTCCATTTCGCCCTCCGTGTTCATTCGTTGTGGCACAAGTTATAATTCACAGTGATTGAAAACGTCAAGCATTTTTTGTGATGTTTTATGTTTTTTTGTCGTTCCTGTGTAATTGCAACAACTTAGCCGGGGCCGATCCTGCGCCCCGGCTAAACCGATCCTCGTCAGCAACCCAGCCTGACCATATCCTCCAGCTTGTCGGCTGCCCTGTCCAGGCCGGCCATCGCCCGGCATGCTCGGCACGGGTACCCGTCTGTCCTGCATGTACACTCCGGCTCCGCCTCCATGGACGACCTGGCCCCTCGCAGTTTCAGTGCGGCGGCCTGGAGCAGCAACCGGGCCTCCTCGCAGAGACAGAGAGGTTCGCCACACACCTCATCACAGAGCCCCGCACAGGGGTTCGGGGCCTCGTTCATTCCATCACCATTAACAACATCGGACTCAGTATTCACAGTCTTTGACCTCCTTTGGATTTATGACCGACCCATAGTATTGGCGGGTATTTCATTAGTCAAGGCTTTTGCTTTTTGTGGATTTTTGCCGTTTTTTACTAACTTTAGTAGAAAACTGAATTGACAATCACGGCGTCAGTCATATACTGTGCGGCATATATACACAGTTATTGATGGTCGCACACAATGTGCATACCACTATCTGGGGAGAAAGTTATGGCGAAACGAAGCGCAGGATACAAGATGGCGATCAACAGTCTGGCGAGGATGATCCGGGACAAGTACGGAACCCCGACGGAATTCCACCGGCAGTCAGGCATCCAGGTAGCGAACTACACGATAGCCCGAGCCCTGGACAACTCCCTCGACTGCCCGGCTCTGCCGACAGTTGTTCAGATCGCCGCCTATGTAGGCATGAAGAACAATGAAATCAGTGAAATGCTGACCCAAATGGGAGACAGTTTCTGGGCGCGCCTGATCTCCGGAGAAGGGCCCTCGCTGCGCGAACAGGCACTGCTTGATGCCGTGCGGACCATTACCAATAAAGATGAAAAGATGTGGAACACCCTGGCCGGAAATCTCGACTTGATGGCTAGCGCTGTCGGCGTCGATGTATCGGCGCAGTTGGCCAAGATCGGATTGCAGAAATAACAGCCAAAGACTGGAGGCTCCCATGGCCGTCTATAAAATAGCTCGGTGCCCCGTCTGTAAATACTCCCGCGTCGCACCCTCCCCGCAGAAGACCGCACCCCTGTGCCCGAAGACCGAACGTCACCCCGACGAATCCCCGCGCTTGGTCTATTCCGAGAAGTGGTATGTTCGAGCAGCTGGCGTTTCACAATATGCTGTCAGCCGCAAAAAATCGGAAGCAGAGGCCGAGGAAAGGAAGCTGCTTACCAACCAGGCCGAGGGCAAGTCACACCTGAACAAAATCCCCTCAACCACATGGACTGCTGCCTCAGAGAAATTCCTCGACTGGGCCGGTCAAAACCTGACGCCCAAGGGCGCAGCCATGTACCGCAGCTGCATAGGACGGCTCGGAAACACCTTCGGCGGCAAAAACCTTAACCGGATCACCAGCGACATGATCGAGGTCGACTATGTCGCGGAGCGTCGGGCAGAGGGCGTGAAGGACTCCACGATCAACCGGGAGATCACGACGCTGAAACGGCTGTTCTCGAAATGCGAAGAATGGCGTATGGCGTCTGCCCACGAGATCCGCAGAGTGAAGAAGCTCGACGAACCAGATCAGTGCGAGCGGTTTTATTCAGACGACGAAATTTCGAAGATACTGCAGGAATGCGAGGTCCCGATCGGGAACCGCTCGAAGGTCGGCGGCCGGCCGCCAGGACCGCACCTGAAAATGATAGTGGTGCTGGCGCTGAATACCGGCATGCGAAAAAAGAACTGCTTGCTGCTGCGACGGTCGGACATCGATTTTCCGAACCGGCAGATCCGGATCACCCTGGTCAAGAAGCGGAAGAACCGCCGGCTAACCATCCCCATGACGAAGCAGCTGCACGACGCCCTGCTGCAGTATATGAAGTCGATGCAGGTCGTGGACATGAATGGCTGGCTGTTCCCCACCCCGAAACGGAAAACAGGCGATCCGATCAAGCCCATGCGCGCCGATGCCGACTTCGGATTCGACTCGGCACTGAAACGCGCCAGGATCAAGCAGCTCGAATGCCCCGAGTGCAAGGACCTCATGGGACCACACGATCCGGAGAAGCCCCTGCCAGAATGCCCCACATGCCGCGTAACCGCACGCTGGCGCAGAGAAGAATGCTTCCACACCCTTCGCCACACATTTGCCAGCCATTGGCTGCAGCAGATGGTCGAGGCTGGCCGCGATGTTGAAGGCTGCTTGAAGATCCTGCAGGAGATCCTAGGGCACACCGATATCAAGACCACGATGCGCTACCTGCATGTGGTCGAGGACACAAAAAAACGTGCGATGGATCAGTTCTCAATCGGGGGAAGTGGCGAAGAATAGCAGCCGAAGCGGTAGGCTGACCCCGAACCAGAACCCATAGAAATGTTATTCTCCGTTACGAATTCGCATGCCTCCCATCGGGAGGCTTTTCTTTTATCCGGGCACCTCGCAGCCCTCCTAAAACCTGCCCCCAGATTCACTCTTTGTGAACCTGCATAACAAAAAAATAACCGACCTGAAAACACCGAAAAATATACAAATCCACAAATAGTCGAAAACACAGGGTCACGGCACAACTTCAATCATTGTGCACACTTACACCAATCACTGTTATTGCATATTTTTTAAGCAAACAAAAACGCCGTAACTACAGTGAGTTACGGCGTTGATATTGGCGGCCCCGGGGCGATTCGAACGCCCGGCCTACCGCTTAGGAGTCAATTTGTCTCATTAGCAACGTGCTGGAATTGTTACGCTAATCGGAACGGTTGCGCCGTAGCATAACAGAAAAATAACATGTACTTTTTGTATGCAGCGTCCTCTTCCCTCCTTATGATTCCTGCCCCTTCAAAAAGGCGTATATGGTATCCGCCATCTGGTAGTAGCCTTCTGTTGCAGGGTGAACACCGTTGTTTTGCCGAACAATCTGGGTAACCGTCCGGCTGTTTGCCGCCGCAGCAGCGGCGACCGGGAAATTATGCACGGTGTCTATATTGCAGTTCAAGGGAACCAGGAAGAAGCCGCTCCCCTCTCTGCTTGCGAAAGTATCGATCAGTTTCCGTGCCCACAGCAAGATGTTGCGCTTATACCTCCACAAAGTCTGTCCTGATGAATAGTTCGCGCCAAAAGGATCCTGGGACGATGCCGGGGGGATGGTCACCATCATACCAATCTTGATGGCCGCACTTACCGCGTGGATATCGGTAGCCATTGCCTCCAGCTGAGAGATCATTGTGCTCATCGAGCCATCTACTTCCGAGTCACTTGTTTTGCTAAAGAGATCGTTGATTCCCAGGTTGAAAAATACATAGTCGGGGGTGTTCAAGCCGTTAGTGCTGAGGTATTGGGCAAAATCAAACACCCCGGAAAAAACAAAAGGACTTGTTGCGTCGGCATAGAACTTGGCAACCGTCCAGCCGCTAATACCCTCATGGAGATTCGGAGCGCTGCCCTTTGTGCCGGCCAAAGAGATGTCCATGGCATCGACGCCAAACAACGTCACAAGCTCCCCTGTATATGCTCCCGCTGCCGTCGTGCTATCTCCGATAAACAGACATTTTTTTGTTATGCCGCTACCGACCGTACTGCCCTTGACAATCAAGTCAGCAGTTTTAGATCCGAGGGCGGTCTCACCATGCCTGCCGTATCCTGTCAACGTGAGGCTTGTGGTGACCGGGTCTGCAGCGTTAAGTGTCCAGCGCTCCGACTGGTGGGTGCCAACGGAGCAAGCAACGTCTATGTTGAGCCCCTCCATCGATCGCACCAAGTTGTCAAAATAGACTGACATTTCATGGCCAACCACGGCATAGATGACGGGAGGCAAGACGATATCCAGCCCAGATCGCATCTGAGGCGCCAAAACGGCATCCAAGTGCTCTAGAGCTACCCCGGCACCCGGCAATGCGTCCGGTTTAAGCTGGTGGGCCGTTGTAGTCTCTAATGCTACGGCGTTCAGCAGTTCGATAGCGATACATTCATCTCCAGAGTAGTCGGCCCACCCCCCCGTGGAGCTGGTTCGATAATAGGAGTTGCCCTCGTAAATCGCGATAGTGCCACGGCTCTCGCCGCAGTCGGCAAAATTACCGTCCACGTCCTTGGCACTGTAGCCGATAAAATATGCCGCGCCAAAATCGGTGTCGGCAATGGCTTTGGGGGCACCAGTGGCCGGGTCGGTTAAAGCGATCTCCAAGCCAGAGAGCGGCGCAACATCCGTGTTGACGTTGGCCGTGCCAGTCGCCACCAAAGTCCCGGTGGGTCCGCCGTCGCGAACCTCGACGGTAATCGTTGCCCATTTTTTACTTGGCGTTGATCGAGGCAGATTAGGAATCCTCGCCAGGTTCGCAGTCCAAACGCCGATATTGTTATACTTCGAACCAAAACCACAAAATACCAGCGCCCGAGGGAACCCAGACGTTCCGCTGGCAACGACAACATCTTCGGCGGAGTCGTAAGAAACCTTGTCCAGCTTGAAAGAGTCTGCAATCGGGATTTTTTCGATAGCTGCCAGCCTGCCAAGGCGTTCGCTGGCCGGGACGGCATCAACTGTTGAGTCATAAAAGGCTGCCACCAAAACATTGGAGCTTTGAGCTGACGCATCTACCCATCCATCTCCATCTGGCGACCCAATAGTCGTGTATTTTGGTATATATGAAACGCCGTCAGCATTGCGATCACCGGTCACATTCGAGGTCGGGGCCCTCAATGTCTTGGTGTGTCCAACCGCCTCCACCGATACCCAGAAAACCGCATCCGTAATGTCGGTGGCGGTCAGACGCCGTGGCATGACAAACAGGTGGTACCCCGAGGCATATAGTTTGCGTGTGGTTGTCGCAAGAACCGTGGTGAGATCCGCGAGGCGAATGCTCAACCTAGCCTCAACCCCGTCGGGGTCGTCGATCTGTACATAGACCTGCACAACATCGATCGCCTCCCCCTCGTAAGTAAAGGCAGAAGCCCAGCCTGCAAAAGTGCTTGCGATACGGTCCGAGCTGTAGACATTTGCCGCAAACCTTTCCTGGTCGAATGCCAGCAGCAGAGGATCGCGAGAGCCAGGGTTTTGCTGGCCCTCCAGGATCGCAACACCGGCTTCAACCGCTTCAATCCGGTCCGTGCTCGCCTTGACCCAACTCCCCACCCCACTGGCCCCGGACTTGCGATAGACCCAGTTGTTATCGACGGTCGGATCGTTAGTAACCTCTGCCAGTGCGCCATCGTTGGGCGCCAGATCGGCCTGCAGGTCGGCCAAGGTGGCGTAGCCGCGCAGATAGACGGCGTCACGTGCGGCCTCCGCAGCGGACTGTGCGGCTTGGGCGGCCTCGACGGTAGCCGTGGCGTCGGCCCAGCTATAGCCGAGGTCGTTCCAGGCCGTTACACCGTCACCGAATTTCCCTTTTTTGGTGTCGCTCTCGTATCCTATTTCACCAAGCAACAGCGTTGGATTCTTGGACGCCCAATTCGCTGCCGTATCGCCACGCTGCCGCATTCGTACGCGCTTTTCAATCATGTGCCTCTCCGATTGTTATTCGACGTAAACAGTTTCTGCCTCGCCATCCGCATCACCACCGGCAATCACGATCAGCCCAGCATCCTCCCAGTCTGTTTGGCCTGACGACACCTGCACAGTACCTCCGCACAGACGGTACGGACCAGAGTCAACCGGCATGCCTAAAACGTCCCACTTGACGCCCTTCACAGGAAGCACTGATAGTTCATCTGCTCCTGCCGTAAGCAGCAGCGTCAACCCGTCGACGTGCTCAACCTCGAACATTACCAGCTCCGCACGATCGGTCCCGGCTTGGGCTCGAAACGTCCATTCGGCTATATCCGCTCCTGCCATCTCTGACGGAATCTCTGCGGTTACGGTCTGACGGAACGCAGCGTTTCTATAGACGTGCAGCGTCTGGTTTGTCATTATTCTACCCGCGCGGCGTTGGTCAGCGTTACGGCATCGATCGGCATCACGCCAACCACTGGAGCCGTTGATCCCGTCAGCGGCTCCAGCAGGACGGAACCTGGCCAGGCCTGGCCGGATTTAATCACGCCACCCATGCCGTACATCGGCGGGGG